TCAGGGTGTTGTGGACTGCGGTTTTCCGCGCCGGATGATCATAGCCCGTGGTGGGGCGAATGCACAACCCAACCACCCGAACCCGCTGGCAGCGTGCCGTTATCGGTCAGTCCTTGAAGTACTCTAGGGTTAGCCTATAGACTCGCGAAACATGACGGCATTAATCGAGAATGGCTTCGATCTATTCTGGCGCAATCCTCACAACTACGTGAACGAGATGAAGCAGAATCACGAAGTGAATGTCGCATGGGACCGCGGCATTCTTACAAAGCTTCGCATCGACCAGTACATGTACTCGAAGATGAAGTTCGGCCCGCTCGGGAAGTTCTGGCGAAGCTACAACATCAGCTCGTGGGACTGCATCGAGTACGACGCGGACTGCGAGCCTGGCAAGCCAAGAGCTGTGTACCCGGCTTTCGACTGGTGCAACGAAGACCTCGACACGCTGCTGGGGTACATCGCTGCACCCTGGGGCGAGGACGCTTCGCTCTATCGGGACACGTCCATCCCTCGACACCTCCGGCCAGTGAAGGGCCAGCCTCACCGCATCTTCATTACCAACCTGCCGAGCATGCGGACGCTGGAAGGTAAGTACCAGCTCGTAGTGCTCGCGAAGATTCAGCGCAAGTTCCCGCAGGCCGAGTTGTTCATCCACCGGCTCTACGGATTCGGCGACCTGTTCGGTAACAAGTTCAGGGCTGGCGACATTGACCCTCGCATGATCGCGAGCAAGGGGAAGATCTACCTGACAAACGGTCGATACTTCGACACCCGCACTGCCGACCGCGACATGCTGTCGAACTACGTGCGTCCTTTGGGTTGGTCGGTCGATGAGCTGGACGACGCGAAGAACCGATGCCGGTACAACATGCACGCGGCCAAGTGGGCATCGTTGCATTGGGACAAGGAGGGCAGACCTCCGATGCACGTTCCGAAGGACTTCCGTCCGGACCATGAGTCGTCTGATCTAGACTTGAATCCACTCATGGTAAAAAAAGATCACCCGGTCTCAAGCTCGCTGAGCTTGGAGACCGGATAGTTTGCAACGAGTGCTCGCTATGGAATAGCTGCACCTACTATCGAGAAGGGAACATGTGCACCGTGCCAGGATCAGAAGGCAAGAAGCTTGCCGATTACTTCAAGTCTACCAACCCTGCTGAGATTGCAGAAGGCATGCGCAGCATTGTCGCCGAGCAGGCTGACATTGTTGACGAGATGCTTGCTGATCACAAGGCGCGGGGCACAGACGAGACTGACCCCGAGCTGATGAAGAACATGAACAGTGTCTTCAAGAATGCAAAGAGTCTGCACGATATCGTCAACCCGAAGCAGAAGGGTCCGCTGGTCCAGATCGGCATTGCCAATGGCATGCCTCTTCCGGCGATCAACTCCTCTAGTGATCCGCGAGAACTTGCTGCGATGGTAGTGAAGGAACTTGAGGCTCAGCTTCCTCCCGGTACAGAGATCACCGACGAGATGGTGAAGATGCGACTCGAGCAATACGTCGGCGCACAGAAGGCTATCGAGGCTGAGGTGATCGAACCGTGATGATTCTCATTGACCTTGCTGTCGTTCTGTTCCGTCTACTAGTGACAGGACTTGGATAATGTCTCACCCGCTCGGGCCGAACATTGACGCGATCCTCGCAGAGAAGAAGTGGCTTGACCAGCATCCTCAGTTCGAGGAGCGCCCGGCAACCATGCGTGAGTTCGTCACTGCCAAGTACCTGAACATCGAGGCCAATGTTCGACCGGGCGTCATGGCTGCGCTCATTGAAATCTTCGGCGACAAGATTGATCCGAACTGGATCAGCGTGAAGCGCAAGGCCGTCATGACTGGCGGCATCGGCATCGGCAAGACCACGTTCGCTTCGATCGTACTGCCGTACATGGTGCACTGGGTCTACTGCCTCAAGGACCCGCAGGACTTCTTCGGACTCGCACCCGGATCGAAGATCGCCTTCATGATGATGAGTACGTCAGAGAAGCAGGCGACTGAAGTTCTGTTCGGCGATGTGAAGGCTCGCGTCGAGAACTCGCCCTGGTTCGAGCGACGCTGCCCGTACGATCCGAAGTTCGAGAAGCAGCTTCGATTCGCGAAGAAGAACCTGTGGATTCTTCCAGGTGGTTCCGAGGAAACCCGGTTCGAGGGTTACAACATCCTTGGCGGTGTCATTGACGAGGGTGACTCGCACAAGAAAACTGCGCGCAAGGACTACGCAGAAGAAGGCTACGATACGATCCACTCCCGTATCGAGTCTCGGTTCATGGATCACAAGGCTGGGAAGTTCAAGGGTATTCTTATCCTGATCGGCCAGACCAAGAGTGCTACCGGATTCATGCGGCGCATGTACAACGAGTTCATGAAGGAACCCGACGCTGCCGCGATCCGCATGTCGATCTGGGAATCTTACGGCTGGCATCGGTACACCGAGAATCCGGACGACGAGAAGAACTACCGCGAGACTGCGCCACGCAAGAGCTTCGTCTACGACGTGATGCGCAAGGAGATTATCAAGAAGGAAGATGCCGACGCAGCAGGCATCGACTACCAGAGTGGCAATGACAAGTTCATCGAGGTGCCGCTCGCCTACATCGCTGGCTTTATCAAGAACCCAGTGAAGGCTCTCCGAGACCTTGCAGGTATTCCTCCGGAAGCTTCCGACCCGTTCATCGCCATGACGCATCGTATCACCGAGTGCCAAGATCGCTGGCATGAGCGCATGGGTGCGAAGGTTCCTGTGAACGACTCGGCGCATGCCCCGAAGTTCGAGCCGTGGTTCAAGGCAACCGATCGAATCAAGCGCGTCATGCATGTGGATATCGGCGTGTCCGATGAGGGTGACGCCTTGGGCATGGCGATGGGTCACGTCCCGGAGATTGTGGAGATTGACGGGGAGTGGAAGCCACTGATTGTCTTTGACTTCCTGCTCCGCTGGCACGCAGCCAAGGGTACACAGATCGTGCTCGGTGATGTGCGCCGACTGATCTATCACCTGAAGAACGACCTGAAGTTCAATCTGACTCACGTCACGACTGACTCATTCCAGTCCACGGACTTCCAGCAGCAGCTTCGTAAGAACAAGTTCAACGTCCAGGAGATTTCCGTTGATCGTAAGAAGATGCCCTACGAAGACTTCCGTGACGCTGTATACGATGGGCGAGTTCTATTTCCGCACTACAAGACGCATCTTTACAAAGGTGATACCGACCTCGTGGATATCGCGTTTCGAGAACTTTCTCAGCTGAGCGACACCGGACAGAAGATCGACCACCCTCCGAAGGGAAGTAAGGATGTTGCGGACTGCATGGCTGGCGTGGTCCATCACCTTATGAACGACAGCCAGTTCCGGCGCGGCGCTCGCCGGGATCGGCAGGATGGTGTCAATGTTGCACCGGACACTTTCGGTGCTGTTGACCTTTCGAAGATCGTCAGCGGTCACGTCGAGGACGAAGGTTCAAAGGTTATGAACCCCGTGTCGTTCGACAACTTCGATGAGGGAATGCTGAATCAGTTCGGACCGAACCAGCCGACCAGTCTGTCGGGAAGTCCTTTCGGATTCGATCCTAACGTCCCCCCGATCTGGTGACCTGAGACCTAAGCGTGACAGGAAAAGCCCGCTCATATATGCTCCGTCGATCAGCCCTGTTTGCACAAGTGCATCCTCGGCGAATCGACAGGAGAATATATGAGCGGGCTTCTTGGTCCCGATGGTGGACCAGCCAGCAGTTACTACGAACGCAAGACGGGTCGTCCAAAGAACCCCAAGCCGCTAGTCGGCGAAGTGGCAGGAGCCTGGGGTGGCGCTGACGCAACCTTCGTCAACCTTCCAGGTGGAGGTGCACTGAAGGTTGACACCAGTCGCCTGACGCTTGGAGACTTCCGTCGCATGTCGGAACATCCGCAGATCGCATCCTCGCTTCGGCTCATGTCTTTCATGATGCACCAGCTCGACTGGAAGCTTGAGGGCGGTACGGCGCAAACGCGCAAGCACTGCGACGAGAACTTGCGGATGATCTGGACTCCGCTCATTCGCTCCATGTCCAGCTCGCACATCTTCGGCTTCTCTCCGAACGCTACCCAGTGGGAGAACAAGCCCGGCAGCTCGCGCATCTGGTTGAACAAGATCAAGGACCTTGTTCCAGAGGAGTGCGAGGTCAAGTGGAAGTTCATCGACGGCGCTCCGATCCCGAGCGAGATTCCCGGAGCTGAGCCGCTGAAGCAGAAGGTTCCGATCTTCGATGGAATCATGCAGCGCGGCAAGCATACCGTTCCGGTGACGAACTCGTTCTGGTACCCGCTGCTCATGCAGAACGGTGACTACAAGGGAACCAAGCTTCTGCGTGCGGCGTTCCAGTCGTGGTACTTCTCGAACCTGATCAAGCTGTTCGCGAACCAGTATTACGAGCGGTTCGGTTCCCCGCTGCCGGTTGGTCGTGCGCCTTACGACGAAGAGATTAACGTCGGCACCGCTGAGAATCCGAAGATGATTCCGGGCAACAAGCTCATGGGTCAGATCATGACGAACCTTCGTAACCGAAGCATTGTTGTTCTTCCGAACCAGCGAACCCAGGACGGCCTGGGCGGTACGCGAACCTTTGACTACGAGCTTGAGTACCTTGAGTCTCAGATGCGTGGCGTCGAGTTCGACCGGATGCTTCAGCGGTACGACGAGGAGATGAGCCTTGCGCTCTTTACTCCACTGCTGCTCATGCGGACCGCAGACGGCGGTGGATTCAACCAAGGTGTCGGACACCAGCAGGTGTGGCTCTGGATGTTGAACGCCCTGGCTGGCGATTACGGCGAGTACATCAACCGCTACATCCTTGCGCCCATGGCGCGGTTCAACTTCGGCGCGAACGTCGAGCCTCCGCGAATCAAGTTCCGCAAGCTCGGTGTCGCGCAGCAGGAGACCCTGCGCGCCATTGCTCAGGCGATGCTCAGCAAGGGTCAGATCAAGGTTGACGTTGACGAGCTTGGCGCTCACCTCGGCATGGAACTTGAAGAGATCGAGGTTCTGGATCAGCCGATCGAAGCTCCCGAGGAGACCGACGACGGAGAGCCGCAGAAGGATAAGCGCACGAACCGTGACGAGCGACTGAAGAATGACGACCTGCCGAACGTCACCAACCCCAAGTCGGTGACCAAGCAGATCACTCAGCGAGTGGCTCAGCAGGCAACGAAGGAGTTCGCCAGCGGCAAGGCTCGCAAGGATTGGACCCCCTCTTTGGGTTACCACCGGCAACTCACCGCGGCTCTCGAAGCGAGCGGCGAGTGGGCCGCAGAGGACCTAGCCACGGCCTATTCGTCCCAGCTCACGGCGCTGCTCCGGGACGGTATCGGGTCCGGCTGCTACCACAGCGCGAGTGACTTCATGGAGGACTTCGAGAAGCTGTCCGACATGGTACTGGAAGGACTTATCGACTAATGGCAGACTACCAGAAGATCTACTTGCGGATCACTGGCACCATTGGTGACACCCCGGAAGATGCTGACCCGTTCCCGGATCGCGTCATGGCGACCGGCTCTGCCTTCATCAAGCCGAACATTCGCGACGGCTACGCCGAGAACGCTGTCGGTCCGGACGGCATTGACGAGCTGAACCTTCCGTCCCCGATCACCTGCACCATTACCGACGGCATGGTCACCTACAATGGTGAGCCATTCGTCTGGCTTCTCGTGTCGAATGAGAAGTGGAACTGGAACATCAGCTTCCCGCAGCTTCGAATCAATGGCGTCACCAAGAAGTTGGACTCATTCAACTTCGACCTCGAGCCTGCGACGACTGCACAGAAGGCTGATCCGAACTACCCCGGCATCAACCTCGCACCGCTGATCGAGTTCCCTAACCCGGAGACCGGACAGAAGTCTGTTCGCGGTCCTCGCGGTTGGGGTATCGAGACGATTGAACTTGTCGGCGATGATCAGTTCCGGTTCACCCTGGACGATCCGCTGCACACAGTTCTTCCGCTGGTTACCGTTCCGGCCCTGACGATCAATCAGGAAACTCTTGATGCTGCTGCGGCTGCGGTATACGGAGCCGAGCTGAGTTACCAGAACAAGCTTGCAAGTGATGCGGCTCGCGACCTCAGCTTCACGTACCGGAATGCTGCTGAGGGATTCAAGAACACTGCCTCTACTCAGGCAACCACTGCAACGACAAAGGCTGGCGAGGCAACCACTGCCCGCAACGAAGCATTGGGGTTCCGTAATGAAGCGGAGGGTTTCAAGAACACAGCTGGAACGTCAGCAAGTAACGCGGCGACTTCGGCGAGCGAAGCGCTCGGGTACCGGAACACAGCCGGAACTCACGCGAGCAATGCTAGTACTTCGGCTAGCAATGCTTCTGACAGTGCTACCACTGCTGGTAATCATGCTGCTAGTGCGCTGACCTATCGCAACCAGGCCGAGGGGTTCAAGAACACGGCAGAGCAGGCTGTGCTCGGGGTCGTACCCGACAACAGTATTGCTACCGCGAAGCTTCAGAACCTTGCGGTGACTGCTGCCAAGATTGCGAACGCCACGATCACCGGCACGCAGATCGCTGGCAATGCTATCTCTTCTTCGCACATTGTAGACGGCACAATCACAAACGCTGACATTAGCGCGACTGCTGGCATCGCCAAGACGAAGCTTGAGACTGGGGTTCAGACTTCGCTTGGACTTGCGGACAATGCTCCGCAGATGTACGCAGGTCTCACGAAGATCACCGAGTGGTACGGCACCCAGGCGGCGTACGACCTTCTGCCTAGCGGCACTAAGACTGCTGCTGGATTCCGGGCGGCGATCTACTAATGCCATACCTCTACAGCGGCAACAAGCCGAAGAAGATGTACATTGGCAGCAATGTCATCAAGAAGATTGTCCAGGGAACTGGAAGTGCTATCGCGACGCTGTGGCAGAACACGATCCCGTTCCAGATGATCGTCAAGTCTGGTACGCAGCAGTTGGGTAACGGCACCTGGGAGAAGATTACCGGCTGGTCCATCAATCCTGCCTACACCGAGACTGAGATTGTCAACGATGCACTTGTCGTTGCTGGTCGTGCGTCGTTCATCATCGAGGCGACTGTCACGTACAGCGGCACATCTTCTTCATCGAAGGGATGCCGGGTGGTCGGCTGGGGCAACGTTACCATTGTGGAGACTTCCGTATCTAACTCGAACACTGCACGTAGCGTGAGCTTTGTCATGCCGGATGCTACCGACACCACGCTCGAACTGTACGGAATGTACGGAAGCTCAATTACAAGTAACCGTGTTGTTCAGGCTGGCAGCACCAACCTTTCGGTAAGAGTTGGAAGCTACTATGAGCAGATGGTTACTGTCGATTACTACACTTCTGGCGCGCAGACGGAAGCTGTTCTTGAGCCGAACGCAGTTGCCGAGTGGCCTCGAGTTCCCGGTCAGGGAATCTTCCTGAAGGCTGGAACGTACACCCTGAACTGGCAGCTTTACAGCACCGGATGGGGAACGGACTGGCGAGTAGCTTGCGATGTTGGCGGAACTTTGAATGAGGCGATGGTGCTCGGCACCAGTGGTAACACCTGGAACCTTATATCACAGACGATCACGGTTCCGTCCGACATGTACGTGATGCCTAAGGTTCGCTCTACGAGTTCAAGCTACAAGACACTTGGCCCCAACCAACTCAATCTTTTCATCTCCAAGCTTCCCTAAGGAGCGATATGACAACCCCTACCAACCCGGTCGTAGATGCGCTCTGGGAAAGAATCGCAGCTATCTCTCCTCGCGCAAGCGGGTTCAATGTCAAGCTGTACGGCGCGAAAGGCGACGGAGTAAACGATGACCTTCCTGCGATCCTTGCCGCAATTGATGCGGCGAATCTACAGGGCGGTGGAGCGATTTACTTCCCGGCTGGAATGTACAACATCAGTGCATCCATTAGTAATGGCGCTCAAGGGTTCACGTCTATACGATTCACTGGCGACGGCGTTCTTTCGTCGGTGATCGTTGCACTGGGAGACTTCCCGGTATTCGCTGGCGCATTGCACAACTGCAAGCTCGACAACATCCTTGTGCACGAGAACGGCCAGGGCGCTCCCGGCATGAACGTGTACCTTGATAAGAGTTACATCGAGCACCTGAAGATTGTCGGCTGGTCCGGCTCCGGCATGCGCGTCAACGACGGAACCTATGGCGACCTTGGCCTGCTCAACCACATCAACGATGTGCACATCGAGCAGGCAGAAGGCTACGGGATCTATGCTACTTACATGTTCGCTGACTCGTGGATTCGCTTCTGCAACATCGGCTCCACGCTGGCAAACCTTTCGCTCGAAGGTGGACCAATTCGTGTGCTCGGCAATCACTTGAACGGTTCGCCCCGACACAACATCGAGCTTCGTGGCAACCGTCGCGTCACCATCTCGGACAACATCATGGAAGGTTCTCGGCGCGAAGCCTTGATCTACACGATGCCTCCGTGGTTGACGGTAGACAATCCGCAGGTGCAGATCACCGGTAACGCCTTCTCGAATGGCGGCAAGGAGAATAAGAATAACTTCTCCGCTATCAAGTTCACTGGCGTTGACTCTGCAAAGCTGGTGAACGATCTGTCCGTCACTGGCAACATCTTTGCATGCGACGACCCGGATGCGGGATGGAAGTACATTGTTGAGGCGATGTACGCCGACCGAATCTCCGTCACCGGCAACCAGTGGAAGACCGCTTACAGCATGCCGGAACCTGTGGCTGCCCCGCAGGCCAAGGATCTTAATGTCGTCGGCAACTCTGGTGGCGGCAACGTGGCGCAGATTCGCGTCTACTCTGAGGCGAACTACTCCGGCACCAAGGCTCTGCCTTCGTACGCGCAGGGTTCGCTGACAAAGATTCGACTGACCGGCAACACGACGATCACGCTTCCGAATGGCACGTCCGGTCAGTCGTACACTATCACGTTGGAAGTTACCCAGGATGCAACGGGCGGTAAGACGTTCGCCATTCCTGGCGTAGCATGGGCAGGCGGCGCGGCTCCGATCGTATCCGCTGGCCCGAATGAGAAAGACATTATCCATATCACCTGGACGGGGACCGGGTGGATCGGCGTCGTGGGGGCGCAGAAGGTTGGGAGTTCTTAATTGTTTGCCCCTTTCATTGAAGCTCGACTAGACGCAATCGCAGGGCGACCGGCGGCTGTGTCTACCGAGCTGAACACATGGATCACGCCAGAGCCTTCTGACATGAAGGCGGGCATTAGCCTTTATGTTGCTTACACGGCAACCGGAAGCCTGGTTGCCAACTTTGGAGCAATGGCTCAGTACGGTTCCGGCAACGGTGTGTCCGGTGGTGCGCTGTATCTTCAGACTCGTCCACCGGCATCCCCTGGCATTCAGATGCGACTTGATTCAGCTGGCGGATCATCGAACATCGGAGTGAGGGAGGAGCTTGGAAGAAATGCCGGAGTGCACGTGCACTCAACTGTGGTAAGTCCAGGCATCACAAATCTGACCTGCTCACTGGATGCCGGACCTCTTGTCGTGGGCAGTGTTCCGACTCCTGGAAATGGCATACCGAGAGAGCGGCTTATCCTCACGCCTACACCTTCATCTGGGACTGCCGAGATTGTTCCAATCTTTGCTGTAGCTTACAACACTGCGCATGACCTGCACACTCGACGCAAGATTGAGCAGCACCTCATGGGACTGGCAAAGTCGGGAACATTCCTTCTTCCGACAACCCAACCGACTCAGCCAATCTTCACCAGGTTTGGCACTGGAACGGTAAACCTTACTCCCGCTCAGACTCCCGCACGAGAATCGCCGGTAACTCTCTACGGATGCTGGGCCGGACTTACCGGATCAGAGCGGGTGACCATCAATCCTGCAACGTCTGGAACAAGTTGGCTATCAGTCGGACGCGGAGGAAATGGCAAGCTGTTCGGCATGAGGTTTACAAACCTTCAAACCAGAATCGCTTACGCTGATCCAGTCCTCACTGATAACACTTCGCTCGTTGCGTCAGTAATGGCTAACAAGTCCAAGCTGAGCGTCATGTCTCTTGGCGATGGTCCAGCAAGATCGTCTGCCGTGACGCTTACTGATGAACTTCATCCAGACCCTGCTATATCTGTAAGCCTTAGCGGAACCTCTCCTGTCTGCTGGATATTCAACGAAGAACATTCTGACGCGAAGAGAGACATGATCATGCGAGCAATGGCTTACAGATATGGGATACCAGTGACATGACAACACACACCTTGAGATGCACCTGTGCACGCAAGACGATCCTCGGCGTCTACGGGATCAATGAACAAGGGCAACTGTTCTTTCATCAGATCATACGCAAGCAAGGTGATATCAAGGGTCAGGTCTACACCACTAGCGACATTCACGTTTGGTGTCATAGTTGCCACATGTGGTGGAAGCTTGATATCAATAAGCATCAGAGACCCAGGGCAAAAGAGATGCCAGTGCCCGGACCGCTGCGCACCGACCATCGCCAACCGGAGTAATGCTTGCACCCCGTCTAACCAGGACAGTAAGGTAACGCACGATGAATACGAACTCGAGCACCCTGACACGGCACCCCAATACGGTGCTGTTCTCGGCTGCGGATTCTTCCCTTGGATTCGGCAAGTTGCCGGAACATCGGTGGGAGAAGGGGCCGAACGGCAACGACATTCTTGTCCTGCCTCGCGTTCCGGTTTTCCGTTCGGGCGAGTTTGCCGACAGCATGGGTCGGGAACATCTTTGGGAAGACATGCACATCCAGACCATGGCGAGCAACTACAACTTGCTCCGTGACACTGGTGTGTTCAAGGATGTTCCGATCCGCTGCGATCATCCGTCGTTCTTCGACGGCGGTCTCCTGAAGGATGTTATCGGCTACCACGGCGACGTGGTTACCGAGAAGCGCATCTCCAAGGTTGACGGCAAGGAGTACACATACTTCCTGGCTGATCTTCACATCATCCGGGAGGACGCCCAGCAGAACATTCTTAATGGTCTGTGGCGGAACCGTTCGTCCGAGGTTGGCAACTACGTTACCAACAACAAGGCCGAGCACTGGCCCGCATACATGGGCGTTGCCTATGTGGACATTCCCGCTGTAGAGGGACTGGACCAGTTCGCAAAGAAGCATCAGACAAGTGACTACACTTTTCTCACGGAGGAATACATGGACCCGAACAAGGGAACGGTCAATCCGCAGCCTGCTCCGCAGCCTGAGATCAAGCCGTCCTTCTCGTTCAGCCTCGCCGGTACCCAGGGCGGCGCTGCAACTACTACCGACTTCGCGAAGGTGCAGGAGCACATCAATGCTCAGTACGCTCGCATTACCGAGCTGACCGGCCAGGTCGCCGAGCGCGATACTCGCATCCAGACTCTCGAGGCTTTCCAGAAGGAGACCGTCGAGGGCGCTCGAGTTGACTTCGCCAAGGGCCTGGTCAAGGAGGGCAAGGTTCTCGGTACCGAGGAGGAGACTCTGGTTGAGTTCTGCAAGGGACTCAGCGACGAAGCCTTCGCTCAGTACAGCAAGATGATGAGCACCGCTCCGGCTGCGCCCATCCTCGGCAACTACGGCAACTTCAGTGCCGCAGCTCCCGCTGCTCCCGGAACCCAGCAGGCATCTGCCGACCAGCAGAAGTCTGATCGCATCAGCGTTCTGCGTGAGCAGGTCCAGATGCATGCGCGCTCCGGCAAGCCTGCCGAGAAGATCATGGAGTTCGGTTCCTACAAGGAGCTGGCGACTCTCGACGCCTCGGCAGCCGCTGCCGCCCTCAAGGTCTAAGGAGATAAAAGAAAATGCCAGGACTGTGGAAGAACGTTACGGGGGATACCCCCACGTTCGGCAAGAACAACTTCCTTCGCTCCACCCAGCCGGGTACCTACACCACGAACTCGCGCACCATCGCGAAGGACTCTTTCCCGACTGAGACGTGGGGCGAGAGCACTGACCAGAAGATTCTTCAGCCCGGCGAAGTCCTGGCGAAGATCACCTCCGGTCCGGACGCTGGCAAGTACGGCGTGTTCTCGATGGACACTACGGGCGTGACTGATGGTCGTTCGAACCCGGACAACATCGTCGGCATCAACAAGAGCTTCTACCCGTACCAGCTCATGGACCGGGACGTGGAAGTTGCGAACGTTTACTACGGCATTGTCTACCAGCCGTGGTGCACCGTTCGCGATGCTGCCGGTAAGCGCATCCCCATGCCCAACTCGATCGCTGACGCCTTCGGCGCGCGCCGCGATCTCAATATCACCTTCCAGTCTTAAGGAGCACCAGACGTGGACCACTACGGACCTTCCGGCATTGCAGCCGCGCTGGGTGGCATGAATGGTGCTGCTCAGTTCGGGATGCAGCCCGGTGTGCAGAACTTCGCACAAGCTTACCCCCTCGATCGACTGATCCGCAAGGAGGTGTCTCTCGGTTCCATCCGCGAGATTGGTCCTCCCGAGGATCACATCGGCCTGAAGTACTTCCCGTTCCATGCGGTTCAGACCGACGACTTCATCTTCAACTACCTGAAGGGCGACAGCCAGGGTGGCCTTGCCCCGGCTCGCGCTCAGGATGCCGAGTCGGAGCTGGCACAGAAGGATCTGTTCCTTTCCGGTTCGGGTCGCGGTGCGGTCATTGACTGGGCGATCAAGGATCACTACGACGCCACGGACATTCTGACTTACCGTCAGCTCGAGGCGGTCAAGGCTCAGATTCAGGAAGGCGCTCCGCTGCCGACCCTCCTGGCTGGCACCGCTGCTGCCGAGTTCCCGAACATCCTTGCTCGCGACGCCGATCGTCGGATGCGCTTCTTGCACAACCGAATCGAGCACATGATCTGGACCTCGGTGATCGAGAACCAGTACAGCTACAACGACGGCAAGGTCAACTTCGTTCAGCCGTGGGGTCGTCCTGCGGATCAGACGAACCAGGCTCCCGAGTCGGGTCCTTACACGGGTACCACGCACAACCCGATCAAGGACTGGCTGCACGTCGATGAGTTCATGTACGAGCGCCACGGCGTCAACATCAAGCGTGCGATCATGTCGCGCAAGATGGCGAACCGTATGGTGAACTCGGAGTACTTCACCGCTCGCGCAGGTCTGATCACTCAGCCGGGTTCCACTCCGGTTGACCTGAACTACCTTCTCGACGGCTGGGGTCCGCAGGCTGCACTTAACGCAGTCACGGGTGCGACTGGCATCTCTGTTGAGATTAACGATTCGGTTTACCGGACTCGTCCTCTCGGAAGCACGGTCCACACCAACCAGCGCTTCATCCCGGAAGATGTTATCGTCTTCCTCCCGGATGAGTCGCAGATCGCTCAGTACGATTCGTCGCCGCTGGGTCTCGGCAAGGTCGTCACCTCTCCGCACGCGGAGGGCAACTTCCAGCCCGGCTTCTACGAGTGGGAGCAGAACACGGTTGACCCCTGGGGTACCAGCCGTGGTACGGGAATCAAGGCGTTCCCGATCTTCCCGCACATGGAGCTGACCTACACCATGAAGGTCGAGCTGTAGGAGGAAGCATGGCAAAGGTGAATCCGTCTGGCACTGTCACTCTTGTGACTGGTGTCGGCCACGGTACATCGAAGGGCAACGGGACTGGTAACCCGAAGCGATCCGCTCCACTCGCTATCACTGGCGGTGGCACCGGAACGCTGAAGGTCATCCCGAAGCGAGACAAGCCGGTATAGCATTACCGGAAGCCGGGGCAGGAAAATCCTGCCCCGGCTTTGCCACTACCAGGAGGAACAATGGCAGAGAGCAACGATCAGGAAGTCGCGTACCTGAACGCGGACCCGATTTACACCGACTACTCGAACGACGTTGACAAGCCCATCAACGTGACCGCTGAGGTGAAGGACTGGAACCTGCCGCTTCAGTACGCCAACGGCGAGGTGCCTGCCGAGCTTCAGGAGTCCGAGGAATCGGACGAGCAGGAGAAGAAGGACGAGCAGGACAAGGGTGACGACAAGCCGAAGGCTGCTCCGGCACCGTCTCCCGCTGCTGCTCCGAAGCCTGCGGCTTCCGACAAGTAAGGAATCATCATGGCGCTAAGGGATGGATACTGCGAACCGGCTGATCTGCTTCTGTCTGGACAGAAGATGATTGCCGGTACCCCGGAGCAGTACATCGCCATGGCGTCTGATGAGATTGACGCCTTCATCGGACACCTTTACCGGACTCCGATAATGGTCAATGTTCTTGACGCCGAGAAGCGTCAGGACTCGTTGGTCTTGAAGGGCGTCTGCTCGCAGCTCGCCACCGGACGATACCTTACGGGTGCGTCGTCCGGTGGCGAGCAGTCGCGCACACACGCTTACGGCGAGTACCTTCTTCGGTTCGCGTACAACCGCCTCAAGCAGATCGCATCAGGCGCGATCGAACTCACGTCAGCCGAGAAGATTCCTCAGATGGAGGAGGACAAGACGCTGCGTGGTCCGATCATCATGCAGAAGCATGAGGTCAGCCTTGTCGATGGGTACTACGACACGTTCAACCCTGAGGGCTTTATTTCGCCGAGACAACCCTCTGACCTTGACTGGATGGGATTCTAATGCTCGCCCTGGTTGCCGACTATGCCGGTGGCTGGGCGCTGCGCGACCTTGAGAAGATCGACGCGGGGCTGAGTCCGGCTGGCATCGCCCCGTTTCTCAAGGCACTTGTCAATCAGTTCCAGTCGTCCGCGAGGGACCGCTTCGCGACAGAGGGTGCGGACGTTGGCGGATGGGAAGAGCTGAAGGAGTCTACGCTCAGAATACGTGAGGAGCTTGGATTCCCGCCTGGCCCAATCAATGAGCGGACCGGGCGACTTAAGCAGTACGTCGTGGAGAACCAAGGCGAGGTGCTTTATGATGGAATCGGTACCCAGCTTCAATGGCCCTCACCCGCACCAGGTGGAGGTACAGACCTTGCCTACTCGTACGGGACCGCGCAAGCCGGTAGCAATCATTGGAGAACTCCCGCCCGTCCTGTCGTCGCACTCACCTTCGATGACATGGTGGCAATCAATCTTGCTCTCGGAAGATTCGTCGGAGGTATTCTGTAATGGCAATCGAGGGGAACGAAGTCATGTTCCCGAACAACGTGGTCAATGTGACTGCGGCTCGAATCGAAGACACCTTTGACCTTGACGGTTACGTTGTTCGCAGGCCGCTGACGACACTTGATCCCGATGAGTCTATCGGCGTAGTGGCAGCGACATGGGTGCCGACCGGAAAGCCTGAGATGGGTCAGCGCGAAAATCCCTTCGAGAACTTTTCGCAGGGGTACAGCGTAATGATTCAGGCTTTGATTGTAGACGGCGACGAAGAGCGTGCCATTGCCAGGCACTCAATTCTCTCAACCCGTGTGCGTCGTATGCTTTACAGAGACCCGGTGCTTCTGGGAACATTCCTGGATAGAGATGCTGGGTTGAAGGTAATTGCAGATGGGGTGACCGAGACCATCTCCAAGCTGGAAGTAAGGTCTCAGAGGTTCCTCGTTCACAAGGAAGAGGGAAGCTCTCGTTACCTGAGCATCCTTGAGTTTTACTTCGAGACCCAAATCCAACTATAACAAGGAGAGCAATGTCCGACGACCTGACAAAGCTTGACGATCGCATCGCCAAGCTTCGCGAAGAGCTTCAGGAAAAGAAGGACGCTCGGGCGAACGCCGAGAGCGAAGCCTTCGAACGGCACCTGCGTGACGAGAAGCTGAACGAGATCAAGAAGCTCGAAGCAGCGATCGCAAATGAGGATGCAATTGCTGCCCTCGTTTCGCGAGCCGGTGCCAAGCAGGAAGAGCCTGAGCCTGTCTCGCAGAAGGAGCAGGAGGAAGTCAAGACTCCTGTCGCCAATGCCCAGGCGATCAGCGCACTGGCTGCCCGAGCGTCCCAGACTCCCGAGCAGAAGAACGAAGAGGAGAACTAAGAAATGGGTTACTCGTCCCTCGGTGGCGTAACCATTTTCCGTACCCAGACGGCCAAGGGTGTTACGGCTGCGGACATTGATACCGAAGGTATGGCTGTCCGACTTCTGTCCGGAGCAATGGCAGGCAACCGCGAGCTTCTTATCCCCGACCCTGAGATGGGCGGAAACCGAGATGTGAGCGACGGACTCGGCGGACCGATTTCTTACGGTACCGACTACGAGTTCAACCTCCGGTTCAACTTCATCGCGACCTTCCTGAAGGCTGCGCTGGGTAGTGCGGTGACCGCTGGTACCGCAGCCGAAGGTTTCACTCACACCTTCACCCCGACCGACACGTCCGAGCTTCCGTACCTGACGATCTTCGAGCGCATCTCCGATGGTCTCGATTACAGCATGTACACGGACTGTGTTGTCAACACCTTCCATCTCGAAACCGATCCCGGTTCGTACCTTACGGGTACCGTCGGCATCATCGGTCGCGAGCAGGTCGCTGGTGTCCCGGACATTCCGACCACGGGACTTTACGACAACACCACGATGACCGTGGGCACCAACGTTCTCGTCAAGTACAATGGTACGGACGTTGCTGCGAAGTCGTTCAGCATTGATATCAACAACAACTTCGAGGACGACGACTTCCGTCTCGGCTCCTTCTTCCTGAAGGACCTGACCCCGAAGCGTCGCGAAGTTACCATGTCGATGAACCTTCGTCACGAGAACAAGGACAAGATGCGCCAGGCGCTTCTCGGTTCTCCCACGGCTACCACGCCTCAGGGTATCACGACGAAGTTCGGACTGTCGGTCGAGATCACCACTTACGAGAACATTCCGGGGACCACTCCCCCGAAGCGGTACTCGTTGACGCTCACGATTCCGCAGTGTATCTTCGAACCTGCGGCATTCGAGCCGTCCGGTGATGATGTTCTGGAAACCGAGTTCTCCGTGCGCGCTGTCCGCCCGAACCCGGCAACTCCCATCCTCACCGCAGTCCTTGTCAATGGCAAGGAAGAGATTGCGTAGTCATTACGCAATCTGAGTGGGGGCAAGGAGGAGAGGCCTTGCCCCCACTCAACACCTCTCTATTTTAACGGACCTAGAAAGGGCCACAATGACTACCACGCAGGATATCTCTTCTTTCGACGGCGATCCCCACGTCGAGGCAACCCACCAGAACATGGTGGACGCTGGCGTAAGGGTCGAGACGCCGCAGATCGTTGACTACTGGTCGTTCTCCACGACCGAGCGGTTCATGCTTCCCGATGGTGTTCAGTACATCGAGTTCAAGAAGATGACCGAGGCGGACAAGACGGAGTTCCAGGCCAAGACGAACCGCGACATTCGCGTTCAGTCCACGACCAAGGATATCAAGCTCCGCATGGACCCCGGTCTCGAGCGTCGAGTTCTTCTGGATATCTGCGTCACCGGCTGGCTGTTCTACCGCCCGTCCACTCGTCCGCAGGACAACGGCGCACTTGTTCAGATCGGCTGGGACAAGCGCCTCTGGGCTGAGTGGCTGACCAAGGCTGACCCCGAGATTGTTCAGAATCTCGAGAAGGCTATCCGCGATGCGAACCCGTGGATGCGCCAGCAGGCTACCCCGGAAGAGATCAAGGCTGAGATCGCCAGCCTGCAAGAGCAGCTCGAAGAGGCGGAGCTTCTCGAACTGGAAAAATAACCTTCCGCGAGCAGGCTTCGCAGTACGCTCGCGGTGAGAAGATCGAGAACACGCACCCCATCATCAAGCTGTTTCACCGCTGCAAACTCTACAAGACACTCCCCTGGGCAGGTGGTCTCATGGACCAGGACCCGATGATCTTGGACATGTTCGATGTCATCAATGGGGAGATTGCTCGAGAGGAAAATGCGCGACAAGAGAAGCAGCGCAAGGAGATGGAGCGCAAAAAAGGTTCCGGCAAGAGCCTCGCCGGACGCCGGAACCGCAGGTAGGAACAGGAGCTATGCTTTACAGCATAGCTCCTGTTCCTTTATTCTTCGCAAGTTAGATCAACTGACTCGAAAGGTCTAGAGTGGATACTCTCGGTAGTGAGTACAACATCCTTATTCGCGTGATTGCCAAGCAGGCTCGCGCTGAGGTTGCTGCCCTCCGTGCTGAGATTGCCGCACTGACTAAGGCTGGCGCAGGTTCCAATGCCGCTGCCGCTGCCGGACTTGGACCGGCTGGCACTGCGGCAATGAAGCAGTCGGCAGCGGCGACTACCGCTGCAACCGCTGGAACCTTGGCTTACACCAATCAGGTGAAGGCTGCGTCGGCTGCAAGTGGTGCATGGGCAGTCAAGGTGCAGGCGGCAAACAGTGCAGTTCTTCGGGCGCACGCTGCACTCGCCAATGCAACGGACGCGCTCCGTGTCGCGGAGCTTCGTCGCAAGGCAGTGCTCGCGAACCCGAAGGCGTCTGAGCTTCAGATCGCAGCGGCAGAGACTTCTCTCGCCACTGCGCGTCGTCGTGTCACTGTTGCCACTGACGCAGTTGCAACAGCGGAAGGTCGGCGCACCGCAGTCCTTAACGCTTCGAGTGCAGCGGCAGCGAAGGCTGCGGCTGCGGAAGCTGGTCTCGCAAGTACCAACACGCTGAACCGCATGCGCGCCCTGGGTGCCGCGACTACCTGGTCCGGCAAGCAGATCAGCATGTTCTTCACCCTACCCCTGGCTGCGGCTGGTGCCGCTGCCTTCAAGTGGCAGATGGACAACGAGAAGGCTGCCACCCATCTGGCTAAGGTCTACGACGGACTCGCGTCCGACATTGACTCGAACCTGGACATGGATGGTGTGCAGTTCAACGGCTCGAGCCTGGACAAGTTCTTCACTGCGCTGTCGGAGAAGATGGGCCAGGCAAAGAGTGACGTCATTGAGATTGGCGCTATCTGGGCACAGGTTGGCGTCAAGGGTAGCCAACTTGCAGCGGCAACCAGGCTCACCACTGAGGCGATGGTTCTCGGTGACATGGATGCCACCCAGGCTACTGACGCCTTGGTTGCTATCCAGGCGCAGTACCGACTTGCATTCGGCGACTTCGAGAAGGAAGCGAAGGCCGTACAGGATGCAGTGGCGAACAACATGCCGATCCCAGAGTTCCAGACTCTGACCTCGGTTCTTGCGCAGCTTAACATCATCGAGAACCAGACCGGTGCCTCGATGCAGGACCTTGTTATCGCGTTCTCCAAGACGGCAGCTAACGCTCGCCAGGCTGGCATTGACGCCAAAACTCTTGGCGCTCACATTGCAGCCCTGGTTCCGTCGATGGGTTCTGCGGCAAACGCGGGTACCGCACTCAAGTCGATCTACGCTCACATCTTCCGTGCGCCTGAGATTGAAAAGTCTGCTGCGGCAATGGAGTACCTGGCTACGAACGCTGGCCTCACGGCTGATGCGTTCATGTCGGCGGACTTCAAGGGCAAGGGTCTCGGCGTTGGTCTCGAGCAAATGGCTGATGCCTACGCCAAGCTGAACGGTGCGCAGAAGCTTGACTTTGCGCAGAAGGTCTTTGGCATCCACCAGTACGGTCGAGCCATGCAGCTTCTTGATGATATCTCGCTGCGAGCTGGCGCACCTGACGGTGGACTTGCTGGGATTGTAGATCGGTTCAATGATCTCGATGAGGCTGGCAAGCGTGCACTGATCATCGAGAAGTTCTCCGACGCGACGGTTACCGCTCGCGCCGGGTTCGATGCGCTTAGTGAGTCCGAGCAGCGTGCCGCTATTCAGACCGGCATGACTGCCGATGAAATCGCGGACCACATGCGGAAGCTTGAGAAGGCTACCAGCGAGGGGGCTGAAGGTCTCAGCTACTACAGCAAGGCGCTCGAGGGCGCGACCGACCAGAAGAAGACTTACGATACGTACTTCAAGGAGCTTAAGACTGTCCTTGAATCCAATCCGCAGAAGTTCAAGCAGATTGGCGTAATCCTTCAGAACGCAATGACCGAGGCGATCATCCCGATCATCCCGGCATTGCTCTGGATTGCAAAGAGCGTAGCCAAGGTCGCTGTCGCCTTTGGTAACCTCAGCCCGGAAATCCAGAAGATCATCATGCTCTTCCTTCTGGCTATCGCGGCTGTTGGCCCACTGGCTACAGTGTTCGGTTCCTTTATTCTTATGGGTTCCGTGCTGGGCCGAGTGTTCGGTTCGCTCAGCAAGATGGTTAAGTTCCTCGGGTTCCACTTCCTGGGACTTGGGGATGGTGCAAAGGCTGGCGCTGAGGGCGTCGCGAAGAACACCAGCTTCATTAAGAAGCTCCTTCGTGGCCTGACCTTCTGGCGTGCGACCGATGCAACAAAGAACCAGACTATTGATGCTGCCGCTGAAGCTTCGCGTACTGCCACCGCGCAGTCTGGAGCAAGTGCTCGAGTCGGTATCGGGCAGTGGGAACAAGCTGCCCGTGCAGCAGCAGCCGGTGGTGGTACTGCTGCGGAAGCTGTGAACCAGGCTACTCAAACCCAGGTGCAGAAGGCTGGCATAACGAAGCGAGTCAAGGACTCGTGGGGAGAGATGGTCAAGCGCGCTGAGTCCACCATGGCTGGCGCATCCTGGCGTACTCGTGCCGAGATCGCAGAGCAGCAGCGCCGCGCTCAGGTGATCGCCACTTCTCCCACCGTCGCGGCTGAGGCCACGATGCAGGGCAAGCGCACAGCTATCGCGAAGTCCTACTCGGACGTTATGACGAAGCTTGAGACAAGTCGTAACGCTCGTCGTGCGGCAGCAACGGTTGCAAGTTCTACCGTTGTCGATGCTGCCGATGTTTCGGTCGAGGCCAAGCGTAACGTTATCGCCGCTAAGTACGCCGCACTCTCGGGCAAGCTCGAGCATGCGCGTAATGCACGGCGTGCCGCCTCCGCTGCCGCCAGCTCTGTCGCACTTGATGCTGCGGATATTACCACCGAGACTCGGCGTGCGATGATCGCAACTCGGTACGCAACCTTGATGGGCAAGCTCGAGGCTTCTCGAAACGCTCGTCGGGCCGCTGCCGTTGCGGCAAGCTCAACGGTTGTTGATGCTGCCGATGTTACAATGGAGACCAAGCGCTCCGTCATTGCATCCAAGTACGCGGCTATCATGTCGCGGCTCGAGGTTCGACGCAACGCCATGCGGGCAGCCTCGACCACGGCAAGTTCTGCTGCACTGAACGCTGCCGACCTTGGCGTCGAGACTCGCCGTGCGATGATCGCGACTCAGTACGCGACGACCATGGGTGCGCTCGAGGCAAGTCGAAACGCTCGACGTGCTGCGGCTGCTACGGCAAGTGGTGCCGCAATCACCGTTGCCGACACGACACTTGAACAGCGTCGTGCTGCAATCCAGGCGCGCTACGCCACGCTTTCCGCAACACTGGAAGCGCAGCGCCAGTCTCGCCGGGCCGCGACCATCGCTGCCGGTACCCCTGCTGCGCTTGCTGCACAGAAGGCACAGGACGCTGCAATCGCTGGCGCTGCTGCCGGTGGAGCCGCAAAGACCAAGGGCAAGGGTGGAATCTTCGGCTCCCTGGCAACGGGTGCCATGGCAGCGTTCTCGCTGCTGAAGCCTTCCACTCTACTTAAGGGTGCGCGTGCTATCCCGTCGGCTCTTGGTGCTATCCTCTTGAAGGCTGGCAGCGCGTTCAAGGTTCTCGGCAAGCCCATCAACGCCCTGAGCAAGCTTCTCGGCGTGAGCGGTCCTATCGGTTGGGCGATCATGGGTGCTATCACCTTGATCACCGCATTCCCCGGTCGAATCATGGAAGCTCTGCGCGGAGCTGGCGACAAGGTTGTCGAGCTGTGGAACAACGTCTTCGGTGGAGACAGCAAGGTTCCGCTCCTCGCTCGCCCGTTCGTCTTTGGCCTTGAGGTTATCAAGTCTGCACTGCTGGCACTGCCGCGCATTGTCGTCGGCGTGTTCAACATGGTCGTGGAGCTGATCGGCAAGGCGGCGAAGAAGGTGTACGAGTTCTTCTCGTACATCAACCCCTTCGCTCACCACTCGCCTTCGCTGGTGGAGAACGTCACCGAAGGCATGGCGATCGTTACCAACGAGTTCGGCGACGCTAGCAAGTCTATCCAGATGAGCATGCGTAGCGCGTACGGCATGATTGCAAAGTTCGGCACCGCTACTCGTGGACTGCGCATGCAGGTTGCCGGACGCGAGGATGCCAAGAAGCGTGAGGACATTCGTCGCGCCGCACCAGAGACCGAGCCTGCCTACAACATGATGCTTGCTACGCAGGCACGCCTTGAGGAGAACCTGAAGGCTGTCAACGCGCAGATCAAGGCACAGGAGAAGGTGCTCGAGTCTGCCAAGGGTGTTGTCGAGGCGTACGACAAGCAACTCGACGGAATGAGCAAGCAGCTTCAGGTTCTCGAGAAGGCCGCGACTGCCGCGTCCAACTCGCTGAACGCCGCGCAGGATCGACTCGACCGATACTCCAACGCGCAGCTCAAGGGCATGCGCGCCATGGAAGATCAGATGTTCGAGAACGAAATGGCGCAGAAGCGTTTGCAGCTTGCACTCATGGACATGGGCGCTGATGGTGTGGACGATGCAACCGAAGCCTTTGCAAAGTTGCAGGGTCAGATCGAAACCGTGTCCGGCATTCGCAATGAGCTGCGCATGGCTGGCGCTGGTTCCGATATCACGTCTGTGTTCACTGACCAGATCAATGATCTTATGGGTCAGCAGCAGCAGACGAACATGGGTCCGATCGAAGAGATGCGCAAGGAGCTTGAGCGACTTGAGCAGCAGGCAAAGCGCATGGACCTTGTTAGCGCATTGCAGTTCGATCCGCTCAACCGTCAGATCGACCAGCTAAAGAGCAACACGGAGGAACTTTCCTTCGAGGCAATTACATCCGGTATCCGAAGCGGTCGTGCTGAGGTTGCCGGATATACAGCACTTCTGGACCAGGCTAACGCCGCTGTCGATAATCAGCGTGCGTCGATCGAGCGTGTCCAGGAAGCGCGAGACCTTGCGAGCGAAGCTGTTGATCGCGAGCAGGTCAAGCTTGACGGCATCAAGGAAACGTACGACCAGGTTCAGCAGGCGCTCGCAGACGTGGGCACTGCACTTGATCAGTACAACTCTGATATCGCCAACACGATCCAGTACCTTGATGAGCTGGCTCGCGCTGCCGAGGAAGCGAAGAAGAAGCAGGAGGAGCTTGCCGATAGCCTTGCAGCACTCGAGGGTGCTGAAGGTATGGATGTTCCAGGCGGCACTTACAATGTCGATGAGGACCTGCCGTCTATTGACGACATGACCAAGGAGCTTCAGGATAACCTGACCAACTCCTTTGGCGGGTTCTCGATCACCGAGCCGCTGAAGAACCTCGGTCGTTCGATCGGAGATTTCTTCCGCAACCTGTGGAACGATTACATCTGGCCTGGCATTCAGGCTTTGCCGGGTGCGCTGATCAACTTCTTCATGGGCCTTCCGGGAATGCTGTTCTCGGCAATGAGCTACCTCGGTGGCTGGGCAGCTGGTGCACTTGTTCGCATCATCTGGGAAGCCCTCAAGGGTCTCTTCAACTTCTCTCAGTGGATCGTTGAGATGGTTGACAAGGCCTTTGGTGCGGTTGTCGAGTGGGTCAAGAGCGGCGGCATTGGTCGCATGTTCAGCGCAGTTGGCAACTGGTGGAGTGGGATTGACTGGGGCAAGACCGCCGGTGATCTGTGGGATGGACTCTGGGGCGGCATCACTGGCGTCTTTAAGAACATCTGGGGATTCATCTACGACAACATCGTTCGCCCGTTCATTGACGGCATCAAGGATGGCTTCGGTATCCACTCGCCTTCGACCGTCATGGCCGAGATTGGCGGATACATCATCGAGGGCCTTATCAATGGCCTCGAGGCTATCGTCGGAAAGGCTATCGACTTCTTCGTTAGCCTCCCAGGACGACTACTCGACGCCATGGGCGATATCGGAAGCTTCCTTGCCGACAAGTGGAACAAGGCATTCGAGTGGCTGAAGGAGCGGCTGCCCGATCAGGTCAGCGGTGTGCTCACGTTCTTCCAGGAACTCCCCGGCAAGGTTATCAACGCACTTGGTGATGCTGGTAGCTGGCTGCTTGGCGTGGGCGAGAACATCATCCACGGTCTTATCAACGGTGCCGGAAACATCCTCAGCAAGCTGGGGGACTTCTTCCTGGACAAGGTTCCTGGCTGGATCAAGGAACCGTTCAAGAAGGCTCTCGGCATTCACTCGCCGTCGCGAGTGTTCGCTGAGTACGGCGTCAACGTCGGACAAGGCTTCGTTGACGGCGTAGCGTCCATGTCCGGCGCGGTCTCGGATGCCACGGCAGCCATGGCCGACGCTGCCATGCTGGACACGATGCCCACGGTCGCGCTTGGCGTGGACGTGGAATCGGACACGGGTGCAGCAAGTGTCAAGGCTCCTACCTCGACTCTTGCGCAGCAGGTCGAGATCGACGTGACCAATGCTCAGGTTGCCTGGGATGCTTACGTGGCTTACATGATGGGGTCGGCTAACACGTTGGCTGTGTTCTACTCCACCACGTACTCCAAGATCGGTGCGGACAATGCTTCGCAGATGAACCTTATGGTGACCACGCAGCTTGCTGCGCTGGATACTCTGAACACGAAGTCCACCGCCACACTTACCGCGATGAGCGTGGCACAGCTTGCGATCATGACCAAGCTGGTCCAGGACATTCTGGCTCAGATCACCTTGATGCGGGACACGATCGACGTTCTGTTCAAGGACACCAACACTCGCGTCACCAACTCGTTCCAGAACCTTGCGACGAACCTGAATGATATCTTCGCAAACCAGATCAAGCCGATGTTCGACTCGTTCGAGCCGATGCTCGGCACTCTGGAAGGTTGGTTCGAGAACACGGTCGCCAACATCGGGACCATCTGGGATGGAGTCAAGGAGCCGGTTGCAAAGCCGTCCCGCTTCATCATCAATGATGTGTACAACGGTGGCGTAAGGGTTGCCTGGAACAACGTCTCCGGCTGGCTGGGTCTTGATAGCCTGCCTGAGTTCGTCGCGCCGTTCCAGACTGGCGGTCTTATTGCACGCGACTCTCTGGTCAACCCGAACTCTCCGGTGAACATCGCTCGCGGTGGAAACCTTACGGGTCCGGCTGACGGAGACCGCAAGCTGTTCGCAGGCCAGGGTGGCGAGTATGTGTTCAGCCGCAAGATGGTTGCTGCTGCTGGCGGCACCCGTACCCTTGACGCATTCCGATCCGCTGTCATGGCGGGGAAGAACCTCGAGGGTGGCGGCTCGGTTCTGGGCTTCCAGACTGGCGGTACGATTCCTGGTGCCGCACTGTACGCACAGGAAATGGCGCGCAAGACCTTCACTGGTCAGCCTTACCTGTACGGCGGTGTCGGTCCTGACGGATGGGACTGCTCCGGTCTTGTCGGTACCGTATGGGCTTGGCTCACTGGACAGCCGAACCCGTACCAGCGGTTCTTCACCACGGAGGCGGACTTCTCTCGGTTCGGTTTCGAGCGTGGCCTGAATGGATACTTCACCATGGGTGTCCACAACGGCGGTGGCGGAATGCTTTCGCATACTGCCTCGACACTTCTCGGCACGAACATCGAGTCGGGTGGCGCGCACAACTCTTCCATCTACGGTGGACCGGCAGCGGGCGCGGATCATCCGCAGTTCGAGAACCAGTACACCTTGAAGGAGATTGGCGGCGTATTCCAGAGCGGCGGCATGGGCGGCGGAAGCGCAGCGTCGATGCTGGACCGTGTTACCGCAGAGTTCAAGAAGGTCATGGACCCGATCAAGGGTTCCGTGCCTCAGCTCGAAGGTAGCATCGCCGCGCTGGCCGGTACCGGCTACCAGAAGTACTACGACGACGTTAGCAAGTTCCTGTACGGCAAGGCCAGCGAGTACGATGCTGCCCACCCGGCACGCGGGAACATGCCTTACGACGGCTCCGGTGTTGAGCAGTGGCGCGGTATCGTGCAGAAGGTTCTGCGCGAGAAGGGCCTGCCCCTTAATCTGGATGAGAAGGTTCTCTACCAGATGATGACGGAATCCGGTGGTAATCCCAATGCCATTAACGATTGGGATATCAACTGGCAGAACGGTACGCCTTCCAAGGGTCTGATGCAGGTTATCGACCCGACGTTCCAGTCGTACAAGGATGCCGGTTACGACAACATCTGGGACCCGGAGTCGAACATCCGCGCCTCGATCAACTACGCCTTGGCGCAGTACGGTTCGCTTGAGAACGCTTACCGTGGCGTCGGGTATGACCGGGGCGGGTGGCTCCTGCCCGGCGAGAACCAGAAGGTCTTCAATGCTACCGGCAAGCCGGAAGCTGTTCTTACGAACGAGGACTGGAACGCGATCTACGAAGCTGCCAACAACCCTGTTGACGCTGACATGATCACGGAAGGTGTTGTCTCCGCAACGCAGCAGATGTTCGGGTTCTCCGCACTGGATAACCTTGCTGAAGCTGTCAGCGGTGCCAACGAGAAGTGGACCCAGAACATCTACGGTGCAACCAAGGATACTTCCGAAGCTGCACAGGATGTTGCCACCAACACTGGCAAGACTCTCGCAGTGCTGGATGATTTCACCAAGATCGGTGGAGACATTGCAACGGGCCTGACCGAGCTGGGCAAGATTGCCTTTGCTATCGAGGCAGCGTACAACTCCGAAGATCAGAACTTCCAGACGTGGGCACCTGTGGTCACGATGGTCGGTGAGCTGCTGGCGAAGCTGCCTGACGCCAAGGCTGACTACGTTCCGTGGGCTGGATTCGATGTTGAGTGGACGACTGGAATGCGCTTCCAGAAGTTCGGCAACGACGTTTCCAACATCGGCAAGGGTCTATACAACGTCGTCAAGGATGTTCTGCCTCCGCTCTTGAAGAGCACGGCGACCATCGGTTCGGCTATCGAGAAGTTCGCAATCGAGCAGGGTCCGGTTATCACGGCAGCCATTGCCATGTTCCCGACCAACCCGGTAGGTGCTGCCATTATGGCTGTGCCTGCTATACTCCAAGCTATCTTCACGATCCTGCCCATGGTTATCAGTGCCATTGTCGAAATCGTGCCGACGCTGATCAAGTCCATCATGCGGTTCTTCTCAAGCTTCATGCCGGACTCGGTGTTCTCGTACGAAGATATGGCAGCTGCTGCCGAAGCTGTCACCAAGAATGAGCAGGCAATCAAGGACGGAACCTACCTTGCCAGCCGTGGCGTTAACCAGCCTGGCTACGCGATCGAGAATCCGGCCAACCAGAATGTGAACATCAACATCTACGGAGACTTGGTTATGCCGAACGTCAAGAATGGCGATGACGCTGACAGCTTCATCAACAACGTGACCGACCTTGCCGGTGGTGGTGCATAATGGCACGCATCACTTACCGGCCCACGACCGTTGTCAACTACGGCAACACTGGGCCGACCGGCGGTAGCGGTAACATACTTGGCGACGGCAACGACAACACCTTCCAGTCGTACTACGAAGGCTCGGGTTCTATCGCAGTGTTCCCGAACTTCAATGAGTCCTTGATCCCGGTCAACAAGTCCGTCATTGCAGTGCGCGTCGCGCATCGTATGACGAACGAGTTGGCCGGGGGCTTGGGCCTGTTTAACGGCTGGCCCGCCTCGTACTTGCGTATCAACAACACGCGAGTCAATGAGACTTACAACTACAAGCAGGATGGATACAGTAACGGTCGCCGTACCGTTATGGGTCCGCCTCTGTACAAGTCTCAGACAGGCGGCTGGGATGTTGCCGACCTCAACCGCATGGGTGCCGATGTAGGCGCAGCGGTCGGAACCATCGGCCCGAATAAGAAAAACCGTTGGTGTGTCGCTACCGACGTGTGGATCGCAGTGGTGACGGACGAGCCGGTACCCGTACCGACTTCTCCGTCCCCTGCGAACAACGAAACCATCTCAACTTCGAGTGTGAACTTCTCGGCTCAGGTTCCTGCGCCGCAAGAGGAGCAGTCTGTCCGCGCAATCTTCCAGGTTGCGCGTGACAGCGCCTTCACTCAGGAGGTCAAGACTTTCGTTGGCGGGTTGAACGGACTCGAGACTCCTACTTCTCGCAGCTACTACCAGTCGATTCCAGGCAAGGATTCCTACACCGGCCTTGGTCCGGGCGAGTGGTACTTGCGAATGAAGGGTCGCGACTACCGTGGCGTGGAATCCGCATGGGGTGCCGCCACCAAGTTCAAGATCACTCACGGTGCCCTGCCGACCCCGACGCTGGCAGAGCCGCAGCCCGGCGTGGTCTCCTCGAACCCGTACGCCATGCGCACCGCAACCTTCACCAACCTCACGACCGAAAACTCGGGCGCTCGCAAAGTGGGCGCAGAATGGCAGTTCGCTAAGGACAGTGCATTCACCAACAGTGTAGTGAGCTGGCAGAATCGGCAGGGAAGGTTCGATTCGGGATCGGTAAGCTACAACCCGTATCCGAACCCGGAGACCAAGCCTGGGCTGTACGGTCCAACCGTAAGCCTTGAGGACCCACCTCAGCGTCTGTCGCAGGGACTTACGTACGCTCGAGTCCGTGGTGTGGATGAGTGGGGTCAGGTCGGACCTTGGAGTCAGACGTACAGCTTCGAGGTCCGGCACATCCCGGTTCCAGCAGACGCTACCCCCAAGCTGGGTAACGACTTTGATCCCTCGACCATGCCGATCACGTGGCGGTTCACCGACCCTTGGAACCAGGACACCCAGACGGCTTACCGCATCACGATTAAGGACAGCTCGAACACTGTCGTTTACAACAGTGGTAAGGTGCTGTCTACCTATGAGCGTGCACAGGTGACGTTGCCGCAGTCGCTCATGTTCCAGACCCTCAAGTACACGCTTGAACTGTGGGACATTGACGACGTGAAGTCCACGGCAATTGACGAATACACATTCGTCATGTCGAAGTCTCCCGTGATTACCTGCCCCTTCCCTGCGGATGCTGAGCAGATCGTCACGGGCGAACCGACCATCACTTGGAGCGTAGCCTTCTCTCGGGCAGGCGTTACGCAGAAGAGCTTCCGGATCGTGTTCCGTAACATCGCGGATAGTTCAGTGGCCTTTGATACCGGAGTCATCTCCGGTACTGCCACTACCTGGACTCCACCGCGACCGATCCTGAAGAACCTCAGCGGATACCAAATGTCGCTGACTGTTACGGATAGCAAGGATCTTAGCTCCACACTTATCCGCAACTTCTCCACCAACTTCATTCGACCTTACGGAACTCAGGCGTTTGCGGATGCGTCGAACTACCTTGATGGGGGATACGTCAATGTCATTTGGTCTGGGGAACTTGATCCGTACTTCGCAGAGTGGCGCATCTACCGGCGCAAGGTTAACGCAGAGTCTCCTGCTGAGTGGGACCGCGTTGGTACTGTTGACTCTCCCGACCAGTTGTCTTACAACGATTGGACGGTTGCTGGATCAGGAGAGTTCGAATACTCCGTCACACAAGTCGCATACCGATATGGCTCACTGGTAGAGTCCGAGCATGAGACTTACCCTGTCGCCGTCTACATCCACTCGGAAGATTACTGGCTGATCGTCCCGGATGATGAGTCGCGGAACATCCGACTGTTCTCGGTGAAGGGTGACAAGTACACGGAGCGTCGTCAGCAGAACGAATACGATATCATTGGTGGCGGTACTCGCCTCAGTCAAGGCCCTCGCATTGGCATGAGCGGTACCCTCTCCTGCTCGATTCGTCACAGTACGAAACTCACCGCCAGCGAACAAGTCGCAGTCCTCCGTGAACTTATGTTCATGAACGGCTGGGTACTCATGCGCGATCCGTTCGGCAACATCACCAAGATTGGCATTAAGGATATCAGTGTCGATCGCATCCCAGGCGTTGGCAACAACGAGTATGCGGACATTGAGATTCCTTACGTGGAGGTTATGTAATGGCTAACAAGCCTACGCCTTACATTGAGAAGGCATTCCTTCAGCCAGTCGTTGACATTATCCGGCGCATCGAAATCTATGAGTACGACGGGCGTACGCCATGGAAGCCGGAGTTGTGGGATCGACTTCTGATCGACGGTTCTGTCACCGCTGATCACGACTCGGAGAACCGACGGTCCTTCGAAGTCACGCTCGATAACCTGGACAACGAACTCGACCCGGAGGCTGGCAACCTCTGGTTCGATAAGGTGTTCAAGGTTATGTACGGCATCGAACTGAATCAGAAGCCGCGCAAGCCGAAGATCCTTATTGCGGAAGAGTACCAGTCCACGGGACAGGCGCTGCTGTTGAAGGCAGCCCTGTCCCGTGCAGGGTTCAAGTTCGTGCACTACAATCCGCAGGCAGACTTGTACAGCGATGTTGAGCAGTTCGATATCATCGTGAGTATCAGCTCCGACTACACCCGCAAGCTGGCACTTCTCACCGAGGCGTTCAGCAAGGGTAAGTCCATCATCACCTTCGGTCTCAATGCTACGTCTGCACAGCTCCCCTACCTTATCGCAGGCGCAGGATTGAACATGTCCACCGATAGTGGAGTCCGGTCTATTGCACCGAATACTTCCCTGGTGAGCGAGGTGACAGTCGGCTGGTCTCAGTGGAACCTTGTCGGTCCTCAGTCGTACCGCAAGATCGACACGCCTCACGCGGAGGCGCAGGTCTTGGCGTGGCAGACGGATGCAACCAACGGCATCTCGCCTGGTGTTGTAGCTCGCTCAGCCTTCGGAGGCTCGCGGTGGATGCACGTGATGCAGAACAAGTTCGGCGCGTCTGACTTCAACTCCACCAACGACGCCGACCAGTTCGAGCAGTTCCTCGCGGCGTCGGTTGACTGGGTTGACACCTTCGTTCCACAAGCCAAGTGGGAAACGCAGATCGGTGAGTTCATCTCCGACAGCATCGGGTACGCCGACGACTTTGGCGATACCATCAAGGTGACCGGACGCGACTACACCAAGCGCTGTCAGCTCTCAAAGCTTGTTGCGGCGACCATGTTCACTAAGGATCAGAAGGTCGAGGAGGTCATCAAGACCCTCGCGCTGAACTGCAACATTGACAAGTTCAATCTGATCACGACGAACAAGACGCTCGGCAAGGATATGACTTACGAGCGCGACACGGATCGCTGGTCGATCATGAAGGAGATCGCTACGGCGCACAGCTATGAGCTGTTCTTCGACGCCTCGGGATACCTTACCATGACCGAGTTCAATGATCCACTTCTCACTCCCCCGACGCTGGTACTTACTACCGGCGTCGGGGGTAACCTCGTGTCGCGAGGACGTAAGACTTCCGACTCGCGACTGTTCAATCACATCGTCGTAGTGGGCGAGAGTTCCGACTCCTCCAAGCTGCCGGTGTGGGCTGAGGCGAAGAATGAAAACCCGAACTCGGCAAGCAACATCCAGACCATCGGCGACCGTGTGATGGTGTACACTTCCAGTGCCATCACTGAGACGGGACAGGCGATGGAACTTGCCAACTCGTACCTCAGCGTGGCGGCACTGGAAGAGTTCGAGCTTAACTTCTCGAGCGTCATGTTCCCGTGGATCGAGCCTGGCGAAATCCTCGAGATGCAAGACGACGAGACCTGGGGTCCAGGACGATTCCTGATCGGACAGTTGACATTCCCTCTCGACCTTAGCCCGATGAGCGGAACCGGAAAGCGGGTGACGAAGGTAGCATGACGAAGAACTTTGGTAACTTCAACACAGCCGAAGAGCTGGTCCGTGCAATGCGGCAGATTGCGCAAGACGAAATCAGCAAGGCTCGTCCTGCACTTCGTAGCGCGGAGGTAATCTCGTTCGTGGAGAACGAGAAGGCTGTCATGGTCAGGTTCGTGGGTGAGCCGGAGGCGGTGAAGGTCCCGTACAACAGTGTGGCACCGAGCTACGCTGGGCAGTACGTGCGAGTCGGGGGAACGCAGGGCGACCGTGCGGTGCAAGAAGTCATGGGAGACAGCGACGACCTCGCTCGCATCAAGACTCTCGAGGATACTTCGAAGGCGCGTGACCCTGACTTCCTGTACCACACCATCGTTGCAGACTGGACCCCGGCAAGAGCCGCCACTGTTCGCGTGCCTTTCGTCGGGTTCGTTGAGACCTCGAAGTTTGTGGACAATCCAATCAGCATTGATCCGTCTGGTCTTGTGACCTTCAATGAGGATGGGTACTACAAGATTCATTCCAAGATGGGATTCAATACCGGATCGTCCGGCGCTGAATATGTGCATGGATGGTTGCAAAAGATTACGCCTGGTGGCTCTTGGGATATTGACCAAGATACATACGATGCACGCGGCATGGACGGCGAGCGAGCGGAGGGTGGCATTCACCTGTTTGGCTTCTCGCACTTTCTAGCGGGAGAGCAGTTGTCTGTAAACATCTACACTTCTGCTGGTCGTACACTTTTCAAAACCAAGACCAACCTTTATGTCGAAATGAAGAAGCGAGGACCACGGTCAGTCGCTCCGTCGTAGGCTGTTATGTTTGACACGTGCGTAATGGTCGGTCTATTCTCAGGTGTTCGTAAGGTTCTCTGACCAAGGAGGAATTGTGCAGGAAGAAGAAACGTTAGGCTGGAACGATCGGGTTCCTGAGCCTGCACTTGTCCGTGGCGCACTCGTAGCAGTTTCGGCAGTTGTTGCGGTTGTCGTCGGCCATGAAGTCGATGTTGCGTGGGTAGACTACGTGACGAATATCTACGCGGCATTGTCTGCACTTGTTGCTGGCATTGTCATTCGACGCAAGGTCACCCCCGTTGAGGTGTCGAATGCGAACGTGCAGGCGGCACTTTACTCTGACCCCCCGAGGTAGCAATGGCGTACATTGAAATCCTCTCCCCCAATAAGCACTACAAGGGGTTCAAGAAGAACATCATCGTTCTTCACACGAACGAGCCTGGCCCCTACGCGCCTGGCAAGTTTCCTGGTACTGCCGAGTCTCTTGGCCTGTACCTTAAGGACCCTTCTCGTCAGGCAAGCTACCAGCTTATCGTGGACCGCAACGGCGACGTGTGCCGAAGTGTGCGGGACACCGATTGCGCATGGGCGGCGGGGCCGATTGCCAACAACGAAGGCCTTCACATTTGCGTGAACGGCTGGGCAGCTCAGACCCGCGCAGAGTGGTTGCAGTACGATAAGCAGCTCAACCAGACGGCGGTTGAGATTGCACGCTGGTGCAAGCAGGAAGGCATTCCCGCAAAGAAGCTTACCCCCGCAATGTTCAAGGATGCGGAGTGGGGCATCGGCGGACACGGCGACGTTGCGCTTGCGTGGCGAGAGACAGATCACACTGACCCAGGAGCAAACTACCCGTATGATGTGCTGATTCAGAAGGTGCTTGCCATTCTGAATCCCGCACCGCCTGCGGGCAATGCCGGAAACGGAGCAGCAAAGATGAGCGATGAGATGATCCAGTTCATGGGTCCGAGTGGTGACGGCTGGATTGAGCTTGCACCACAGAAGGACCCCCAGGGCAAGTCGTTCTCGATCTTCAAGTTCCTTCAGGGCAAGGAACCGAACGTCAAGAAGCAGACGGTTGTCGAGGCAATCGCTACGCTTATCTTTGAGGCTACGCTTCGCATCCGCCCGTACCGGGGCAAGGATGCAGACCGCGTACCTGAGACCGTCCTTGGTCACGCGGCAACGGCAGCCGGTACCGGCCTTGACAACCGCGAACTGCTGTTGCAAGTGCTGCTGAATCAGCAGGCCATTGCTGAGAAGGTCGGCGTTGCCCTTCCGGACATAACTCTACAGGGTCAGCCGGTCCCCGGAGAGCTTCTTGGAGAGCCTGCACGTAAGGAGTAGTGATGCCGGACCAGGAGTTCTTCGGAATTTCTCTTGGCATTCTTACTCCGAGTGCGCTCTGTGGCCTGTTCGTTCTGTTTATCCTGACCGGAAAACTCGTGCCTAAGTCCACAGTGGACTCACGAATCCAGGATAAGGATGATGTTATCGCCGAGCTACGAACTACAAGTACAACTCGGGAGAAGCATGTCAACACTCTACTTGAGCAGAACAGCCTTCTTCTTCGAGGAGCTGAAACAACTCTGCACGTCGTTGAATCCCTCCCTCGCGTGGATGGGGGATGAGATGGAGTGGCCTTGGAGCAGGAAGAGGAACAGAGAACGGGAGCCGAGCAGGGAAGTTCTTGAGGCGCGGGCTGAGCGTAAGCAAGCTCAGTCCGCCCTCGAGGCCACGGCTGCAAACACTTCTTCGATCATCAACATCACGGAGAAGTTGGAATCGTCCAGACGGCGGAACCATTACGGAGAAGCTATTGAGCTGGCGTGGATCAGGAAGAATGGGCATGCCACACCGTAAGAAGGCGAAGGCTGTTAAGGTCGTTGCTGTACTCGGCGGCGTGGCCGTCGTGCTCACAGGCAACTCGCAACTCGTTGGCAACATCTTCATCACAGCGATAGCGGTTCTGTCGTGGACCTTCTGTCTGATCTACGTGACCCAGTTCGATTGGCGACACACCTTCGCTGGAAGATCAATCCTGTATGACCAGCTAGTGCTTGCCGCGCTTTCGACACATGTGGCAGCATCCAACTGGGTTGACTACCCGTTCAGGGATCAGATAAGACCAGTGCTGTATCTTGTCTCGATGCTGGCGGTGCTCAACCTCCTCGTCACCTTCCTTATCTACGAGTATGGCTGGGGATCGCGTGAGAAGGAAGAAGAACAAGAGGCAGCTCGACAGAAGTAAGAAAACCCCCGGTACCTAATGAAAGGTACCGGGGGTTTTCTTATGTCACATGTTGCGCAGTTGCTCTTCCATGAGGAACACTGTCAGGTTCTCAGTTGAATGGCGCGTGTTCTTACTTATCGCGAACATGCTGTGAACCATTGCGACCGTGCCCTCAGGGTTAGCCTGGCAGAGTGGAGTGTGCAACGCTTGCCGCATGGCCTCTACTGATGCCGTGAAATTGGCAAGTGCGTCGTCGAGCTTTTCCTCAAGGAACTCGAGCGGTTGCTTGTCGGGATCGGCAGCCATGTCAGAACCTCGAAGTGGTGTGTTGAGTCGCCGGGGAGATGGACTCTTCCAGCTGGTTCAGATTAACAGTCAGACGCTTCAACCCTTTCGCAAGGGTTACCACCTTGTCGGGACCAATGTTAGCGATGATCCACTCGCCGCTACTGGAACCCTTGACCTTGACTCGATCGCCAGTTTCGAAGCCCATGACATTACCCCTTCAGTGAGACACTTGGATTCGGGTCGCTGTACGTCATGCTGAACACTTCCTTGAGCTGGGCACTCTTCTCGTCGCCAAGCTCATTGGACTTGATCAGTGCATCTACCGACGACACGTTGACCTTTGCAATCGTCTGCATCACCTCAGGTCCGACGATAAGACCTACCTGCCTGGTGTCAACCTGACGAGATGCCTTGCTCTTGTACTCGACCGTGAAGTTGTCAGTCTCCCAGCGGTCGATATCCATTTCCTGAGCGCGTCGGTCGATGATCTTCTTGATCTCACCAGCCGCATACTTGTTTGCCTTCTCGGCAGCATTGGCTTCGTAGAGCGCACGCAGCAGATCATCGTCGGTTTGATGCGACCAGGTGCCACCATTCTCTGCGTTCTTCTTCAGAGTCTTGCAGGTAGCCTTGAGCGGGCAGTACGTGCAACCGTCGTGGATAGTTTCTTCCACGTCCTTTTCATCCATGGCAAGGATGATGTTGGCCGTCTCCCGTATATCCTTCCAGCTCTCACGGCATTCCTCTACCGTGTACTTGACCTGGACCTCGCCGTACCGGAGCATGTCAGACATGACCCAGATTTCGTCAGCGTTCGAGTCCTTGAACTGGATGGACGCCGCCACCGCATACATCTTGAACTGAAGCTTTTCCTTCACGTCCGAGTTGCTGAGGTTCTTGCGGTAGCTCTTGTAATCGACAACGCGGATGATGTGCTTCCAGTTGTCGCCAGCCTGAGGAGTCGGGCTAACTTCGCCCGTGACAACGTTCTCCCAGAACTCGTGGCAGCAGTCCCAAACGTAATTGTACTTCTTGAGACCGTCGTTCGTCTTGATCATAATGTGCGACTTGAGTTCGGTGGAGATGACCCGAACCCTGGCGAGATTGTCGCTACGCTTGAACCAGTTCTTCAGCATCGACACGCCGTCCTTGTAGCGTTCGTCGTGGCGATCTGAGAACTTGAACACCTCCTTGAATGCCTCGTGGAAGAACTCGAGGAGGAGCTTCTGGCTAGGCTCGTGCGTTTTCTTAATGTGCACAGCTTGCACGTACAGCTCGAGAGCCAGGTGGCAGGCGGTACCAGTGTCGGCAGGTCCGCCATTCTCTGAGCGAGGAACGCGCTTGATGTACTCAGCCCAGTACCTCTTGCTGCACCCAATGAAGGATTCAAACCTCGAGGCACTGATGGAATAGAGCTGCAACTTATCTCCTGTGGGTCATTGTTTCTTGTTTCGAGTTTGTAGTTTTCCACCCCAGATACCGAAGCGCTCGTCCATTCGAACCTGGTAGTCGCTGCACTCGTCTCGCACTGGACACGACATGCAAAGCTTCTGCGCCTCTAGCCTGCGCTTAGACTGGCCTCGCTCCGCGAAGAACGCATCTGGGTCTAACGTGCCACCGCAGCTAGCGTCTCGCATCCACGGTTCGTCTTGAGCTAGGAAGTCTGCGTAGAGGGTGCGCTCTCCTTGGGCTTCCCACTGGCCTTCACCGCAGGTGCAGTCTGAACCGGGTGAGGAAGGCTTCGGCTCTGGGTAACGGGGAGAACAGGGGATACTCCCTCGCTGCTTGACGATGAGTCCGCAGATTCCAGAGCAGACAAGTCTTTTGGGTTGGTCACCTCTTCCGGTGTGACTGCCTTCGGTCGGCAGTCCATGAAGTTCACGCCCGGAAGGGGGATGCGTTCGTTGTCGTAGAAGTGGACCAGAGGTTGTGGCTGCGGGTCCATGGGGTCTGACATGCGGTTTCCTCTCTATGGATCAGGGGTCAAGCATTACGGTACCACGCGGTACGCTGAAAACCTACGAGAACAATCCCACATCATCCTGCAATTTGCGGACTGCCTTCTTCCAGTTGTTCTCGTCAAGCTCCATTGCGATCGCATTTCTTCCGATCTCCTTGGCTGCCCTGACTAGCGAACCGCTTCCGCCGAATGGATCGACAACCAGGTCTCCCTCGGATGATGAGTGCCGGAGGAGAATCTGTAGAAGTTCTACTGGTTTTTCGTGGGGATGGATCAGTGTGTTTGCCGGAAGCTGGCCCACACGGATAACGCCAGGGCGCCGTTTGTCAGTACGAATCCTCTTCCCTTTCTTGAGGAAGAGGATAACCTCGTATGAGGTGCCCCATGAGTTAGTATCCCCCATGCTCGCGCCATTCTTCTCCCAGATGAGCATGTTCTTGTACGTGAATCCATGACGACTAAGGTCATGCGCAACGCCGATCCAATGGTCAAGGACATGCCATGAGGTGAAGATGTATAGGTCGCAATCATCCGACGTTTTGGGTAGCAGAGAATCCATAACCTTGTTAAATACTTCGATTGCCACCTGTGGGTCTGAATCGTTAGCAATCTTCCGCGCATACTCCTTGCCCTTCTCGGTGACCGACTGATTGCTGATCGCGTCAATCCCGAAGGGCGGGTCGGTGATCACACAGTTCACCGACCCGCTCGGGAGAATGGCGCACAAGTCAACGGCATCGCCGAGCCAGATATCGTGCACCGTTTCCACGTTCTACCTCCACTTGAATGTGACGCAACCGGCAACCTTCTTTGCTCGCCGCATTGCAATGATCGACTTGATCAGGCTGTCCCCGTAGTAGACGGAAACGTCCGTGTAGCCTTCATCCTCGAGAGGAAGCCAGGCCAGCACCTCATACTTCCACCCCACTAGCTGAACACCGCCTTCTTGTAAATGTCATCCAGGATCATGTCGAACACGCGGCGTCCGTCGATCCTGAAGTCTGCGTACCGATTGTGGACCAGGCTGTCCGAGTAGTACTTGAGCTGGTTGATGGTGTTCCGCCACCGACTCAGGTAGCGCACCAGACCCTCGCCGCCCTGCGTAAGTTCCGGGTACATCTTGACGGCGTTGATCAGTCCGAGTTCATGGATCACGTCACGTGCAAAGGTGAGTGGATCACTCACGCTGAACATGTCCACGTAGTAGGGGAGACGCTTGAGCAAGGTGGTGTTGGGATCGGACGATCCGATGATATCACCTTGTGCGCAGATTTCCCAGACCCTTCCCTTCCAGTCTCCCCACCATCCGTCAGCGGGAGCGAAGCTGATACCCTCGCCGCCTGGGTCCGGGCCGACGATATGCCCTGGCTGGCGGTGCGGGTTGGCGATCAAGTAGATACCCTTGATCTTCAGCATGGTGTCGCGTGCCACCCGGTCACCATCGTTCGCCATGCGAATGAGATGCTTGATTGCCTTCGTGACGACCGTGCCACCCTGGCTGTAACCGGCAACGAAGATTGCCTGCCTGGTGAATCGGTTGTCGATCAGGATTTTGACAAGCTTGTTCACGCCGATCATGTAGGAAGAAGAGTAGGTGGGCTCACCAGACTTCAACCCGAAGGCTGCCGGGTACGGCAGCGAGAACTCTTGGAACTCGTTCGGCAGCTTGCTCGAGATGTTGGACAGCATCCCGACTACCTTGTCGCTAGGCGACCCGCTGGAAACTTCCCCGGTCCCCGAGACTGCGATGAACAGATTGTTTTTCATTCTCTTCTTTCTTGTAGAGGAAGTCAACTGTGACTGCACGGTACCCGAGAGCCTTGCCTGTGTGCTGCGGCTTGTGCCCCCACTTGGACGGCGCGAATTGAAACACGAAGGTGAGAATCGCTAGGCACAGTGCCAGCAACACCAGGACAAGGCCCCCGTTACTCATGTCAAATCCTTCCCCTCAAGAATCTCTGCAATGCGAGGCCCCACCCAGCCTTCCGGCTTGCCAATCTTCGAGACCAGCGGCTCACCCTTCCAGACGATGGGGCCATGCTTGCCGTTGATCTTGTCGTCGTTGGAGCGAGCAACTTCGGCTGCGGCTGCCCTGGTCATTTCCAGGCCGAACTTGGCGACAGCATTTCCATAGGCGACCACGATGATATCCAGGAGCGCATCGAGTTCTTCAACTTCGTCATCTTCGGCGACGGCATTCCAGTATTCCCTGATCTCTTCGCTCAGCATATCCAAGCGCTCGGCGTCAAGTTCTTCCGTGTACTCCTGCTCCGATTGTCCCGACACCACCATGAACTTCTCGGTAGCTTCGATCAGTCCGATGGGGTTGTTCTGCTCAGTCATACGAGTTCTTCCTCTTCCATTTCCTTGGCGTACTTGTCTGCCTGCATCTGGGCGATGCTACCGACGTGATCGGCAGCCATGGTGATGAGCGTTGCTACTTCTGGATTACCGAGTGGGCTGTTCGCACTGATAGTCACCCGCACATCTACGCCGGTGAACTTATCCTCAGCCCTTACAGATACGTTCATGGTCTCCACACATTCGAGTTGGCCTTGCGTTCTCTACGTTCCTTCTCGCGTCGCTCCATGAGTTCCAGAGCTGCGATACCTTGGGCCGTCAGGCCGTAGGTTCCAAAGTGGGAAGGCTCGTTATCCTTGATGCCGTACTTCAGTTCGATCAAGACGAACGAAAGTGCATCCGGACCCTGGTCAATCATCACGGACTCGACCCGGATCACGTCGCGATCGTCCTCAATGAGCACCCCCTGCAACGCGTCCTCCGTCCCCTTCTGTAGGTTGGTGGCATCCGCTCCGTTGCGAGTTGAAGTGCGAGAGTCGGTAGTGACTTTGTACCCGTAGACCTGTCGCGAGAACGAGAATCGCAGGGCGTAGTCGCCAGGAAGAACTCTCGCGCCGAGCAAGGTAAGCTCGTCCTTCACCGCGTTCTGGTAGACGACCAGGTTCTTATTGGGTCCGACTGAACCACTCAGCTTCTTGGTTCCGGGGACGCGTCGGATGGATACGTCACCGATTGCCCAAGGCTCAGGGTTGAGGGGGAGTGCATACGCGACAATGTTAGACACCGAGCACCGTCGCAAGCTTCGCAAGGTTCTGCTCGCCCCAGATTGTGGGGAGTAGCTGGTACTCTTCGCTCAGTGTGCACACCACCATCTTGAGCTTGTCTGCAACCCAGAGTTCCAGTCGCGCTCCACGGCTAGCCTCCCACCCTTCGAGAAGAATGATGCCGTCGCAATCGAGCATGGACTTGAGGTCACGCTTCAGGTACCACTCCCAGTCCTGAGAGAAGTCGTCAGTCAACTCGTGAGGGCTGACAATCTCGTGATGCCTTGATCGCAGCTCCTCGGCCACCTCTTGGAATCGGGGGTAGTTATGCCCTTCGATCCCAGTCATGGGACCTGAGATGTAGTACTTCATCCGTTCTTAACCTCTCGCCGTGGAACAACCCAACACTTGTATTCATCCTCACCCTCGAATCGGACGGCGGAGAGGGGCCGGTCGATTGAGTAGTTGATGGTGACCAAGATGCCGGGGGCTTTGCCTACTGCGTTCACGAAATACTCAGGTGTGAACTTGAACTTGATCGGCTCGTGAATGCACTGGCCTGGCAACTCCAAGGCGTCGTCAATGCTATTGACTCCCGCCTCGTCTTGCGTGTAGAAGGAAATCTCCTCGTTGCCAATCGTAACCCAGAGGTCGGTCTGCCTGTCCTTTGCGATGACTGTCATAATGCGCTGGACAATTTCGACCATCTGCTCACGGTTCGCAAGGATGGTGTTCTCAGTCTCTTGGCTTGTGACCTTCGAGACTGGCGGGTAGTTCTCGCCCAGCAGTACACACTTGATCTGCGTGTAATCATTGGGCGCGAGGCACAGGAAGTTTCCGTCAACCCGTCCTCGAGTCTCGTCCATCTGCGACAGCAAAGGTGCGAGCACTGCCATGGGGACGAGAACGCTGTCCTCTTCCATGTTCAGTGCCAGCGGAGCAGTGACCAGCTTGTACCCGTCGGTCGCCACGATGGATTCACCGTCAAGGTAGACGGAGGACGTAGCCTGAGATTCCTTGCGCGAGACTGCCCAGGCTACCTGGTCAAGTCGAGCACCGAATCCGTTGAGCGGGCTGGTCTCTTCGTAGTCGAAGTCCTCCCACTCCGGGTACTCGCGGTCAATGAGTCCGACCGATGCGCGAGTTCTTCCCGAGGTAATTCGAATCTTGTTTCCCTCGAGCTTAAACGTGCACTTCTTTCCCGACCCGATAGGCAGGGCGTTGATGATACCCGATGTGACTGCGGAAGGTACGCGCCACGTCGTGGCCTCCCCTTGGATGGAGAGCGGGTTCATCCACTCCTTGTAGAACACGCCACCATTGGTGGCATGGGCGACGACCTGACCGCCACCCATGCCGTCCGGCAGAATCTCAAGAAGGATGCCAGCATACTTCTCAATCTCGGTGCCCTTCATCGGGGCAATCCGCGCAGCCTTCTTGAGAGTATCTGCCAGAGCTGCCGTCTCAAAGACAACTTCAGTCATCCGGCAACAGCTCCAACCTCACGAAGCGCACCGAGAAGCTGCACGGACTCCACGATATCCTGAAGAACTCGGTGCGACTTCGTGGGCGCGAGGAGCTTCATGGCCTTCTCGTAGAGCTTCGGGTTGATCACCTTGGTGTGCTCGGAGATGGAGGAGAAGTCGATGTTCCGGTAATGGAAGTATCCATTGAACTCTTCGGTGCCAAAGAAGTTCAGCCACTCGCGGTCGAAATGGATCGAGCTACCGCACAGCGGGTGACCGCGTTCCACGTCGTTCGACTTGAGCCAGTTGATCGCGTCGTGCATCACCGTGTACAGATGATACGGACCGAAGTCGTTACCGTCTCCGAGAATGTCCTGCTTGCTGAGGTCCATTACCTCGGCGAGAAGTCCACTGTTCACGTGCATGTCGTACGCAACGTTTCCAGACTTCCAGTCCTCCGAGCCGGGAGCGCCACGAAGGAAGCTGTACGACTGGTCAGTCAGGCAGACAGACTGAAAGGCGTCGATCATCTCAAGCTGAGGAGAGTACAGCGCCATGCCCAGCTCGAGAATGTGACCCTCGGAAGGCTTCAGGCCAGTGGTCTCGAGGTCGAGCAAGATGAATCCGTTGAAGCTCATTTACCATTCTCCTTCTTGAGGTGGACTATCCACCTGCGGCCGACCTTCTCGGCCTTTACGATTCCGTCCCGACACCATCTGCGGGCGGTGTATTCAGTGATGTGGTACCGCTGAGCAAGTTCCTCTACGGTGATCGTCTCACGTGGCATTCTTCTTGCGCTCCTCAACAATATCCAGGAGCCATGATGGAAAGATGTAAGTCTCGCCGTTAACCACAGCCGACTGCTTTCCGGTGCGCTCGATCTTGTCCAGGTTAAGCTGCATTCTTCTGTCGTTTCCTCAGGTCCTCAAGCATGCTCTTAACAAGCTTCTTCTCGAACTCCTTCTGCTCGACAATGTTTTCGAACAGATTCTTTTTGACCTTGAGGATGCTCTCGACCCTGGACTCCACAGTGTCGCGAGCCTGGTAGTCGAAGATCTGTACCGACTGGGTAGTGCTCTGACCGATGCGGTTCATCCGGTCAACCGCCTGCTGGTTAAGAAGCGGGACAAACAACTTGTCGAGGAACTGACCATGCCTGGCTGCCGTCATGTTAAGTCCGATGCCCGCCACCTGGGTCATGCAGACGATAACTGCGGGGCCGTCCACTGCCGCCCACTCCTTGACGATGCCCTGACGCTGGTCGTTGGGTACGTCGCCGTGAAGTGCGAACACAGGAACCTGCGTTGCCTTGCCGTTCACTGGAACATTGGCGAGCGCCACGTTCAGGCGATCAATGTAGCAGTGAAGAACTGATCTGAACTGCGTGAACACCACGATCTTGTGGCCGTTCTCGCAAATCTCTACCGCATCCTCGGTAGCCAGGTCCAGCTTTGCGGACTTGTCCAGCCCGTCCTCGCGAACGGAAGCCGTGGTACCGCAAATCTGCTTGAGCCTCAGGAACTTGGTCATGGGGTTCTCGATAGCATCAGGGTCGCCGCTGCCGGTGTCGAGAAGAAGTTCAGTAGCCACCTGGTCGTACAGCTTCTTCTGCTCAGGCAGCAGGTCAACCTTGCGGGTGATGTACTGGACCTCAGGAAGATCGAGCACTTCATCCTTGGTCCGGCGCAACATGATAGCTGCCATGTCTCGCCGAAGCTCTTCCTCATTCTTCGGGCCAACAATCTGCTTGCCCTGCCAGCCTCCGAACGCGCAATACTTCTGAGTGAATCCCCAGTACGTACCCCACTGTCCGGGTTGAATGCGATCGAGAAGAACCCACAACTCGCTGACGTTATTCAGGAGCGGTGATCCCGTCAGCATGAAGCTGCGCTGCGTACGCAAGGATTGAAACGCCTTGGTGCGCTGGGATTTGTGGTTCTTCAGGTAGTGCGCCTCGTCCGCGCAGACGATATCGAAGCCGAACTTGTTAATCTCTGCGAGGTGAGCCTTCACCTGTTCGTAGTTCACGATCAGGACTCTAGAGCCTTCGATCTTTGCGAACTCTTCGAGCTGCTGCTTCCGAACCTTCGGAGTGCCGTCGAGCTTCACATAGTCGATGCGAGTGAACTTCTCAATCTCGTCTGCCCAGTTGGACTTGAGGCTGACGGGGCAGACGACAAGCATCTGAGAACGGACGCCGTACTTCTGATGCATCTTCTGGCAGTGAATACCGAACACTGTCAGAGCTGTCAGGGACTTGCCGAGACCCATATCGTCGGCCAGGAGGAACGACTGCATATTCCAAAGGCGACGGACGCCCTCGGTCTGGTGCTCATAGTAGTCAACGTCGTCCTTGATGAACGGCTCGAGCGACTTCCTGTTATGAAGCCCCACTGATATCCGCCTCCTTTATCTTCCAGCCTCGCTCGCCGCCATGAAAAACGATCGAGTAAACCTTGTGCCTCTTACCCGTGTCCAGTGATAGCTCACTAGCCACTCGAAAGGCGTCCTTCCAACGAAAAAGCGCGATACCGGAACCCAAGGCAAGAACATCGTCAATCCAGTTGTGGGCCATAACCTTTCGGTCCGCATCCCACCAGAGCTTATCCCTCAGCCCCAAGCCTGCTTGTGCTTGCATCCGTCACATCCTCCCGTGCCAGGCTCGCGAAGCATGCGATCTTCCAGCGAGAACACGAACATGTGGCAACCCTTGCAGCGGAAGTATCCCTCGTTGTTCGGGTCCGGCTCGATGTTGTACTTCTCCATGTCACGCTCTTGAGTGCTCGGTGCCTGTAGATTCGACAGGGCTTCACGCGCCTCGTCGTGCGTGATTTTGTGCTCGCCGTTCTCGTCGTCCATGACGCTCGGTCCGGCAGACCACGGAGTGTCGCCACCATTCCAAGAGCGACCATGCTTGAACATCAGGCATCCGATAATGACGCCGGAAAGGTTGTAGCCCACCTCGCCGCTTTCGATAGTCATGGTGACGATATCGTGCAGCGTCTTGAGCTGATCGACGTTGAGTCCGTCGATGAAGTTGTGAATGACAGCCTTGGACATTTCATCCTCGAGCTTGTGTCGCTCGGCGTGACGCTCAGCGCCTTCTCCGAAGACCTTCATCTGCGCCCGCATGGCTGCCTCGATCATGGCCTGGATTTCTTCGGGCATTCCGTTTTCGTCGTCGCTCATGTCGTCTCCTAAGTTTGTTTGAGAAGAAGGGCGGGGTCAGGAAACCCTGACCCCGCCCGATTACTTAGTCACACTGTGACCAAGTGTCTATCAGAACGGCGGCTCGTCGTCGTCGTCCGGTGCACTTGCAGCAGGCTGCGAGGCAGGCTGCGAGGCAGGCTTGACTGCACTGGGCATCTTCGCTGCCGAGACAGTAGATGCGGCAGGCTTGTCCTCCACCGCATTGAACGCCTGCTCGGGCTGCGAAGGTGCCGGAGAATCCGAACCGTACTGACCGACGCCACGCTCCTCGCGAATGTCTTCGAAGAGGTTGTTGTTGCCGTCGTTCCACGCCTGAGCGATCTTCAGGTTCTCACCATCGAGACCCTGAGGAACGATGTAGGCGTTGCCGCCAGCCGCCTTCGGCTGCTGGTAGACCAGGGCAATCGGAAGCTTCTTGCCGATGTAGCGCTTCAGGTTGTCCTTGATCGCGGCGTTGAACCACATGACGCCGAGGTGAAACTCTTCCGTGCTCAGGTCGAGAACATCCACGACCACAGCCTCAGCGGCGTCGTCGTACTTCGTCTTGATGCCCTGCTTGAAGTCGAGCACCTTCACCAGGAGAGGTCGATTTGCAATGTCCGACGGCTTCAGCTTGTCGCCACCGGCCTGCATTTCGAAAGTCTCGAGGGTATCCGTCATTTCTGTTTTCTCTTTTCCTGTTTGCAGTTGCACTGGGCCGGATTAGTCCAGTGCGGTAAGGCCACCAGCTGGTGAAGGCGCTGGCTTTGATGGGGCCTGAGAAAGAATATCTGTCCATTCGCGATAGAGTGGAAGATACTCAGACACCCAAGCTTCCTGGTTCGTCTCACTGCCGCGCTTGATCGAGAGCTGCGAGTAACGGGTACCGTTTCTCGACTTAGCTACCTCGAGATGCAGCGAGCAAAGGTTGACGAACAGTGGAGTCTGGTGTACCTGGTGGTACTTGGCGTACCTGGCTACCTCCTTGACGGAGGAGCCTGACACGCTGAGGATGTGGACCTTGCCTTCGATCAGAAGGATCATGTCCCACGAGTTCGAGCAGGCAATCGTTCCAGGATCAGTGTAAGGCTGCTCACTGACATTGGTTCGATAGTTGCAAGTCGAACAGAGTGTTGGCTTGTTGGGGCTGGGGAAGTTCTGATTCGGGTGAGGGTGCTCACCATCGTTTGACTTGCACCCTACTACAACCTTGGGATTGTCCGCGTACTTCAGGAACAGTACACGCTTGCGAACCAGTCCGATAGGAACCGCGTCCTCAATCTTACTTCCCAGTGTTTCCCGACTCTGCGAGTTTGCTATCTCAAACTCCCCAGCTCTGTGTGCAATCTTGAGAGGTATTGATTGCGGGAGCTGAACCAAGTCCATGTTTGCTGTCTCCGTTTTGTCCGGTGAACATACGATAACACAACGCTATGCAACATGTCCACATGGTCTGACCTGGGCGTATTGCCCTATCGGGTTTGAACGTGCCGACTCGTATAGAAATTGACCTTACGCTTTCGGCACCACCGAATGAGTTCTTCTTCTGTGACCCTCCACTCGGCAGCTTCATTCAGTCCTCGAATGTTAATTGCCCGAAGCATCATGGGGTCTTGCTTCTTCATCTCGCGTCCGACATAGAATAGAATCTTCTCGCGAAGATGCTTCTCGCTTATGTCGAACATGTAAGCGATCTGATCCACCGTGTACATGAATGTCTTGAGTGGAAGCTCGATCGCGTCGGCCATGAGGTCGGCCCTCAGATCGGCGATCTGTTTCTTGCTGGCAGGCATTGATTCAACTCCTAGAAGAAGCTAAGGGACCGGACACAAGTCCGATCCCTTAGCGGCACTCTGACCCACAGAGTGCGGTCATAGTACCATGATCCTCGGAACTTGTCGAGCTATGTACTTACAGCATGCCCTGTCTGCGCATCTCGCTGAGCGTCATAAACTCGTACGGGTTCTTCATGTCCTCCTTACTGGGGAGGGGTAGACGAACCTCGTCGGGACTTCTGACCATGTGAATGAGCCACTGCTCGGGGGTCATGTTGCCCTTCTCGTTGTTGCAGTTGGCGCAAGCTGGGCGCATGTTTCTGGATTTATTCTTGCCACCCTTCGATAGTGGCATCCAGTGGTCCATGGTCTCGCCACCGCCAGTGCAGTAGGTGCCACGCAGGAAGCAGGACGTTCCATACTTGGCGTATACCTTCCCCCGCCTGGCTGGCGTCACCGACTTTCGTCTGCTCATGTCATCGCCTGTGCCTCTCTGATCTGCGAACGCGCTTGGATTCTTCCTTCATCTGCTCGAGGCCCTTAGTCAGCCCGTCCACGGTAAGAGTCATGAACCTGATCGGGTTCCGCTCAATGATAGCGAAGCCCATCTTCTCCCACCGATCGAACACGGCACCAATAGCACCGACACTTGGGGGATTGTCCGGGTCGATTACAAGTGACACGAACTTCGGGGTGCACAGTTCGCTGAACTCGCCGGTCATGTAGCGGTTCACGACTTGACGCACCTGATCTTCCAGCTGCCCGCTGCCGCGTCCCCGTGCGTTCGGTTCGAACGACCTACCCGACACCCGGAGTCCGGCTACCTCGGTACCGTCTGGCGTGGTGAACGGTTTCTCTTCGACTACGCGATGAGTGGATGCCCCCCCAGCCAGAAGTTCGACTGCGACGTCTTGTCGATAGGTCTCGAGGAACTCGAAGATTCCTGACTTGTAGGGCTTGTACTGGGGGTTTTGGTAGGGGGTCCGAGTGATCCCGCTCGCCTCGCACATCTTCGTGATGCGATGGTGGCAGTCGCACGGGCAACCCTCGTAGTCAGTGCATACCTTGCACGGTTTACCGCTCGGTGACTTCGGAGAAGTCCCCTCATGAAAGCCCACACTACAGAATCCACTGACCATCTTCCTCTTGGTTGCCACTTAGTTAGCCTTTCCTACGAATGCCATTGCCCACTCCACGAACCGCTGAGTCTCGACAGTATTGTCTCCTTGCTGAATCGCAGAGGAGTAGACGTGATCCATGCAATACTTGGCGATCCTGCCGTCCTGATACACGTAGATGTAACCGGCGTTCTTCTTGCAGCGCGCCTTCTCGAGTGCCGCATCGCGCTTCGCCTTCATCATGGCGTCATACTCTTCGTCCCCCTTTCCCTCCTTGTTGTTCTTGTAGGTTGCATACAGAGGCAGGTGGCCGTACTTGATTCCATCGCAGGCGTGCTTGGTTGGGTAGTCCTTCTGGTGGCCTGGGTAGTAACCCACCTCAACCTTTTTGTGCGGGCTGGGAATCTTGGCAATCCAGGGGCAGGCTGCCAGCATCCCGGCTCGATCAGTGAGCATGCCCTTGATGTTGAACATTGCCTTGGGTCGTGTTTCTTTCAGCTTGGTCACGTGTTGCTCCATTCCGGCGTGCCGAACACTGCCGCCTCTGTGTACTTGACATTGGCCTTCATCCACTCCGCACCTTTGAGTCGAGCGACAACCCGGTACGTGGTATTGGATAGCCAGATCTTCCGCTTCTGACCCTTGGCGATCGAGCTGGTACCAAAGGAACAGTTGCCGATGTTGATGTAGTAAGTCGTCAGCGCCTGGATGATTTCCAGCGCATCCTTCTTGTTCACCTCAACGTAGCAGTTGTACGCTTTGCTGAGGTACTTGTCATACGGATTCGGAATCCAGGGCATTACAGAAGTCCCATCGCTCGGAGCCTGAGTTGTCCACGTTCCTCTGCGGTCAAGAAGCCCAGGCCGGGGATCAGGTAGTCTCTCGGGTACAGGTAGACATTCTTCTTGATGCTCCCGTCCCTCAGGATGTGCTGCGCCTTCCGGGTCGGGCATCGCATGCACACTAGAACCTGAATGAATCCACCACGGGGACGCTCAACCGTGTGGTACTTCCATGCGTGCATGAGTGCACGGCACGTCACGTACTTGTCGGGAATGTCATTGATCGTCGGCTTCTTCGGCCTGGACTTCTTGCTCATAGCTCTACACCTTCTCGCATCTGTTCGAGAGCAACAGCCGTGTAAGTTTCTGTGGTCTTGGAGCTTGCATGACCCAGGAACTCTTGCACTACACGAATGTTGTTTGTTTTGTTGTGCATTGCAGTAGCTACCGTGGCCCGCCCATCATGAGTGGCGGAATCGCCGAGACCGGCCTTACCTGCAATGTCCTTCCAGCGACGCCGTGCCGTCCGATCAGACAGCGGCACAAGCATTTCGCCGGGTCCAGCCTCGCTAATGCGGTCACGAAGGTCTTCCCAAGCCTGGCTCGAGATGGGAACCTCGCGAGTCTTATCCCCCTTGCCGATCACCGTGATCACGCGCTCGTCAGTGTCGATGCTATAAGTTGAGAGTGATCGCACCTCACTGATGCGGAGACCGCACCTACCTAGCAGTGTTACAAGTGCTCGGTCGGTAGGCGTCTCGCACACGCTGACCATCTTGGCAACGGCGTCCATGCCTCCGCTAAGCGGATGGGGTTTCGGTCTCGGAGGTCGGGGCGGGGAGTAGTCCTCCAAGATCGTCCCCATCCCAGCCCACTTCCCGTAGGTCTTGAACGTCGCCAGTCTCCTGATTACTGTTCTCGGCGCTGAGTCCTTCCTTGTCGTCGTCAAGTACTTCGAGGCTGCCTCCTCGAAGGTTGATGACGTGTCGCCTGACGTACGAATCCAGGCTAGCAACCCACTCAGATCGCTTCCGTAGGAACGGGTAGTGTGTGAACTTCGTCCCCTCTCGGACAAGTATTCGAGGAACCTGGCGATAGAGTCGATGGTAAGAGTCGTCTCCATTTGCGAACGCCTCCTGGGCGATTCGATCTCTAGCCTCCACGATGGACTGCGCTTGAGCAAAGGAGATATCCCAAAACTCCTTGGTCGCCGCCAGTTCATCACGGGTCATGTCGGATAGCTTGGCCGATACAACCCTGTTCTGTGCTCGCATTCTCACGACCACATCGTGTCCGGCCTCGCCACTGAAGTATCTGTTCTCCTCATTCTTATTGATGAACAAGGTGAAGCTGATGTGGTTCACATCCAGAAGCGCCCTGGTGTAGTCGGCAAGCTTTGCTCTGATCTTTCTCTGTGCCATGTCTACACCCTGTTAATCTTCCGGGGTGACCACCCCTTGGGAATCTTGTACGCCCGATCCTTTGCGCAGCAATCGGGGCACAACCAAGACTCGGTTCTCGTCTTGAGGCAGGCAGGGTTCTCGCCCATCTCCAAGAAGGAAACCTTTTTCACGATCAATAGATCACGGTCGGTTGGCTTGCTGCACTCGGTGCACTTGTATTCGAACTCTATCATCGCCGGTTCCGTGCTCTCTGTTGTTGCATTGCTTCTTGGTACAGCTTGCTCAGGTTGTCCATGCCCTGGTTCAGCTTCGTTGTATCTACCTTTGTGAAGCCGGATCGTTTAGCTGATACACCCTGAGATTGCCCCATAGGTTCTTCTGCCTTAGAGGTGGGATGGAACCGCCTCCTTGAGTGAGTTTGCAGTCTCGGCGCAACTCAGACACCTGGTTGTGTATGCGATGGACCACTTGTCATAGATGCTTAGTGCATGCACCTCTGGGTGGAAAGATGATGTGCATTCCTTGAGGGTGAATATTCCATCATCCTTGGCGAACTCATCTTCGAACTCCGACATGACGATCCCGTACAAGTCTCGCATCGAGAACGGGTACTCGACCAGTCCGCACAGTCGCTGTGCCGACTGTCTGCCGGGTTCGGGTGGAAGTTTCAGCCACACTTCGCGCAGGTCTGTCGAGTGCCTGGGTTCCCGTGGAATCTTTGTGCCTATTTCGTGCGAGTCTGCTGTCGCCTCAGTCAAGAGTTCCACCTCGGCGAACAATCCTTTGCGCGGAAGGACTGGAACAAGCATGCTGTCCGGGTCGTAGTACGCAAACAGTAGCGTCTCGATCTTGTTCTTCAGTACATAGGAAATCTCGTCGCTGTACGGGGAGGCGTGACGCATCTGGTTTGGATTAATGGTCGTGACATTAAGCACCCCGTCAACTCGCATGATCTGAGCATCGAACAAGTTGCCATTACCTGTCGTGATCCTCAGCTTTCCGCCGTTGAGTACATCAACCCGTCCGCTCTTATCTTCGAACGCCTGCTTCATGTAGAACTCTGCGAGAGTGACGCGCCTACTCTCTGCGTTCTCCTCTTCAAGTGGTCTTACCATTCTCCACCTACTCTCATCTAGAAAGGGGCGAGAGTGCCAAGATAATATGCCACCCCCACCCCCTCTGTCTAGTACCAGGGTACCTATTCGATCCTGGTTAGTCAACCCGCTTCGTGTGCCGCCACCTCGGCAGCGATCTGCTCGATCACAGACACGTCTACCTTGTAGACCTTCGCGAGCGAAGGGAACGGAAGCTTCGCTCCGATGCCCCGGCGAATCGAGACAAGCTGAGTCTCGTCCAACCCATGGTTGCCGTTGGAGCTTGCCTGAGGCTTGGGTTCCGCCTTCTTTGCCGGAGCCTTCTTCGCCCGTTCCTTCTGCTCGTTGCGCAGAGCCTTGTCTCGCTGCACTGCGAGGTTGTCCGATCCCATCTGCCCCTTGGTTCCGGGAGGCATCGGAACCTCTTCGCCAGCAACGATTGCCTTGTATCGCTTCATGGCGAACTTGGCAATCTCGTCGCTGCTCTCGACCTCAGGCTTGACCATCTCGAAGAGTGCGACAGCGAAGGCTCGAGCTGCACCACGCTTCTCGTTCCATACCTTGTGATCGTCAGCCGTAGCGTCATCGCCCGGCTTACCTTCCACCACATCCTTCACAGCGGCATCCATGTGGGACCACAGTCTGCTGATGATTGTCATGCTTACCTTTTCTCTACTCTCACCTGTCAGTGGACATGAACTCTTGAGGTGCTTGTCTCGAACCTCGGCAGCCTTCTCTCGGGTCGGGTGCGCCGTGTTCCAGTGGCATCCGTGTGTGCCGCACTTGAATACCCAGGGATTGCGTTCGAGTTCAGCCTTGATAACAAGGCTGTTATCCATATCCCTCGGGTATATGTCCGGCCATTCAGCCGGGGGCGTCATACTTCCTCGATGATAAGGATGGTTGCCTTCGTCTCTTGATCGGTCTTGACTTCCTTCGGTACGTACGTCAGTCCACTGTTCGGGTCCAGGATCACCACCGGGTAGTTACCCGTGCCCTTGTGTGCGAACTCCTTGCGCACCATCTCGGTGAAATCAAATCCCTGCAAGGGTCTTCCATCCTTCTCTGTTGTACCAATCGCAGGCGTCAAAGCCTGCGTACTTCTCGGCCACCCGATCAATCTCTTTGCGAGCGTCGCGGCCAGTCGCCTTACGCTGCGCCTCGAGCGACGCGTGAACGTCTCGGTTTCCATCTTGCATGTGCTCGAGCCACAGCAAGATGGTGTGATCTTCCTGGGCCATGACGCTTGTAACCTTGCGTGTTCGAGTAACTGTTCTCTCAAGTCCTGCCATGTTTTCTCCTGGTACTAGTCTGACTTCAAAGAGAAGCGGCACCGTAGTGCCGCTCTCCTTGTGGATCAGAAGCCGGGGTCGTCCTCGTCGTACTCGGTGCCCTCGATATCCTCGGACTCGTCCTCAAGCTCGAGGTCTTCCGCCTCCGGATCAGCGCCCGCCTCGGCGATAGCCTTCTCACGACGGGACACGTCGTGGAAGTGGCCCAGGTCCAGGCCCTCGTGGTCGATTTCGTTGTGAAGATCGAGGGCGTCCTCGCTCGACAGCTCGTTGATATCGGCCACGCGGTACGCGTGATTGTCGAGAAGGTGGCGCTTCACATTCTCGGCAGTGACCGGGTTCAGTCGCTTGGCCCTGAGCTTCGCAGGCTTGCGCTCCGGAGCCTTCCAGTCAGCGATGCGATCGGAGGTAACCAGCTCGGTAGCCGACTTACCCTTCTCGCGCAGGATGTACATGCCGCCGTTTGCCTCGACGACCTGGTACTCCTTGGCCTCGCCTTCATTGCCCTCGTCGTCCCGAAGAACGATGGTGCAAATCTTGCCCTTGAAATCCTCGAGGTCGTTGAGGATGCTCTCTGCCGTGGTCATTTTAATCTCCTCCGTGGGTCCTTGGGTGGTGCCCGTTACCGTTACGCTATCACGATAGCGAGCACCACCGCAACCCAATGCAATCACATTAGGCGTTTGCCTAGATGCTGCACGACACGCGGATAATCCTCGTGCCCGTGTACTGCCACAGTATCGAGTCCGTGAGCGGTCGGGGAGTCCGTGCAGATTCCCACGCCGAGAAGCGTGATCCCCTTCTGCTTGCACAGTCTGATCTCACTCTGTAGCACGGGAAGTTCTTCCCTTGTTCCAGCACCAGGCATGGCACCGTCGGTGAAGTACATGATGATTTTGTCCGTGGCTCGAGACTTCTCAATCATCTTCCGGTAGAACTGCAACGAGTGACCGTCGAAGTTTGAACCGGCGTTGCCCATGAGACGGAGGCGATCCTTGGTTGCCGAACTCCACGGGTCCTTGACAGTCTTGACCGTGTGGATATCCATGGTGTACCCACCAGCCGCATGCCCCGTGTTGTGGGTGTAGATAGAGAACTTGATACCGAGTCGCTGGCATACCTCAGCCAGTGCGTACACGGATTCCTTGAGCATCTGTAGCCGGTTCTTATTCTGACCGTAGACGCCAGAGGAAGTCGAGCCTGAGATATCGAACCCGATCAGGACTTCGTAGTCCCGCTTGTCCGGCACCTTCTTGGTCTGGAACAGTCGCCCGTCCTTCGGATTCCATGCACGCTTCCCCAGCGACGACGATGCAATGCGCCCCGCCTTCTGGTTGCGATGGTACTCAACCCGTGCATTGATACCGAACGCGATGCGAGCATGGTTAACCGCCTTGCCTAGCACCCGCTCGGATGGAATCTCCATATCACCTTCCCACTTGTCGCCATGGCAAGGTCCAGCGTCAGCTTCATGCACACGGATGTGATCAAAGCTGCCGGGGATGTTGTCAAGGTGCTCGAGGTTCATCACCACCCGATCCATGGCGTGTGAGAAGTTGGGGTCGTGGTCCTGCGGGAGACCGCTTCCGCCACCCTCACCATCCTCGGCCTGCGTCACTTCACCCTCGCCTGCACCGTGACCCAGGATTCCCTTAAGGATGCCACCGAGAAGCTTCATAAGCTCCTCGAACTCCTCACGTTCTTCGTCGGTCATTTCCTCTACAGGCTTTCGGTTCTCAGTGAAGAACCCAAGCTCACGCAGCTCGGCGAGAAGTTTCGCCGATGCAATCAGCGTTGCCTTCGCATCGGCGTGGTCGGCAACGTCACTCAGGATGGACTGAACCTTGGGCGTCTCGACAGCATCCACCGCGTCGTCGTCAAGGTGCCCTCGAAGATTGAACCCTTCCATGCTGAACAGGCACCCGATCATGACCTGCTCGTCTCGACTACGGTCACCCCAGAGCAGGTAGCTTCCGTCATCCATGGGGGTGCCGTTGCGCAGAATGTCCTGGCTTGTTGCTCGCATACTCAGCCGCAAGGCTGGTTCGAGCTTGTAGCTGGCCGTGTTGATCCGGTGATCTTCCAGCGGCATGTTCAACATGCTCAGGTGCGGATGAATCTTGCTAGCCAGCGAGAGTGAGGTTTCACACTTCGAGCTGTCAGTCCGCCTCCACAGCTCCTGGATGTGATCATTGTACTCGGGAAGAATCGGTCGGATTAGATCGTAGATATCACCGATGCCGTAGTACGAGAACTGATGAAAGCTTCCGTGCATGATGTGCGCCAGCTCGTGGTGCAGGTGCGTGGTGACTTCATCCCGACTCTTGCATGCCCGGCAGATCAAGTGCCCGTCATATCCACGTGCGCCACACAGATTCATCTGGTGCTTGATCCTGTCGCCGAGCGAGGCGGGCGGACGAATCTCGATCTTGACTCCATCCGTCTGAGTCTTGGTGGACGGAACTACATAGACCCGCCTGCCCGCCTTGCTGCTGGCGTACCGAGAAAGACCGGGCGTCATCTTGCGGAACTCAGAGTAGGCACGGCGTGCTCGCGCTTCGGCGTTGCGCTTTGCCTGTTCGGTGGCCGGTTCAAGCATGGACATGACGCCCCCTTTCTAGTGGTTGCTCTTGTTAACTTCGGACAGGATCATCTCGCGTGCCTCAGGCTCGAGATAATCCGCAGCCGCCAGCCGGAAGGCTTCGGGCATGGAGAACAGTCGCAGTGCTCGTGCCACCTTGATGTTCTGTCGGATACCCCACGTCACCGGAAGGGCACCGTCCTCGCCGAGCTTGCGCAGCTCGGCAGAGATCTTCATGAGCGTGGACAGCTCGGAGGAAGGTAGGTCGAACCCGTCCAGCTTGCACCGCTTGAGAATGATTTCCTTCTCAAGCTTCTCCGTCGGGTAGTCCACGAAGATGTGCATGAGTCGGGAGCCGTCAGCATCGGAGATAACTTCCGCGCCAATGTTGCGGGCATCCCACGCCGGGTTCATTGCCATGCCCAGGTAGCTGAACTTGTGCCGGTCTACGACCTGACCCTCGTTAGCATCAAGGACTAGCTGCTTGGCGTTGTCTGTCATGGGTCGGATGAACTGCCAGACTTCCGGGCCACCGACGTTCGGCTCGTCCAGCACCTGAACACAAGGCTTGGCCCACGCTCGAGGGATGCGGCCCTCCACGAAGTAGGTACCCTTGCCTTCTTCGTAATGCGTCTTGCCTTGCAGGTCGTCCAGCTCAGTTGACTTGGTGATACTCACCCGCTCGAACGGGAGACCCATGAGCCAGGCGAGCCAGCGGAACGCCTCAGTCTTACCCGTGCCAGCCACGCCGTGCAGTGCGGGAGTCTCACCCAGGTCCCAGATCGCACTGATCTTGTAGAGCAGATTGTCGTGGTCCTTGTACAGCTCAGGATGGTTCTCGTCCCCGGTCTGAGGAATCTTTGCCAGCTCGTCCGGGTCGTTGATGAAGAAGTCCCGGTCGAAGATGGGGAGCATTACACTCTTGGTGTGGCTGTCGTTCCAGATTTCACGCCACGCCTTGATGCCACAATCCTTGTCCTCCTGTGTCACAGGCTTGTCTGTGCTGTAGTCTTGCGGGTCCTGGACGGGTGCCTCAGGCTGCGGAACATTCGCCCCGAACTTGTCGAGCTTAGGGAATGCAGGCTGCAATTCAGGGAACAGGATCGCGTCACCGAGAAGGTTGTCGATGTGCTCGTCAATGTTCGGGGCGTGGATCATCTCGCCTTCGGTGCACGCCTCGGCAACCTTGCCAGTCTTGGCTTGGGAAACTAGGATGCCACGCTTGGCGCAGTACCCATAGTTCATGCCGAACTCTTTCTGCACCACCTTGGAGTCAACGTGGAAGTGGCAGCTCCGGCACGAGTGGGGCGCACCCCACTGCTCGCGACTTGACTGCTGCCCCTCGGGGGTCGGCATGGTCGGCATGGGAAGTGCGACGGCGAGCGACGGCGAATCCTTTGCCGAGCGAGGGCGCGGCTTGCCGTGCGAGTCACAGGTGCGAGCGACCTGCTCCTTGATCTTTGAGTTCACCTTCGGATCACCCTCGGGTGAACCGAGGAGCTTGCCCTTCAGGGGGCAGGTGTCAGCCTTGAGAATGGTTCCGTAGGCAGACACCTGCCCCTCGAAGCTTAGAGCCGCGAGCATGCTCGGACAGGTTGCACACGACTTAGCCGGTGCGGTGGTCTCCTCTTGTACCTCAGTCATTATTCCTCATTCCCCTGTGGGTCAGGTCGCTGGTTCTAATAGTAACACATTACTTGGGCGCTGTCAACTAGGACTAGACGCCCGATGTTGGGAGACCAAGCCCCGTTCTTAGTTGCACGCATCCATCTCGGCAGCAGTCTTGGCGTTGTCCATGCACTCCGTGAAGGAGTTCCAGTCGTTGCCAATGTTGTCGAGGTCGTTGCCAAGATCGTTGAGCGCGCCGAAGAAGATTGCCATTCCCCAGATGCCGAGGATCACGGCGAGCACCGAGGTGATCACTCCGAAGATCGCAGTCTTCTTGTTGGTTGCCTTGTTCTTCCGGACGCGAGACCATCCGGCCAGTCCGAGGATCAGGCCAGTGACGCCGACGGCGAAGGCGATGAACCCGGTGAGCGGGACCATGCCGAAGAGCATGCCGACGATGCCGAGAATCAGGGCAGCAAGGCCCAGCCCGTTACGCTCCGGGTTCGGGGAGGTCGCCCCCGCAACGTAGCCTCCCTCCTCGGTGTGAAATGTCTGGTGCATCGGAGGCAGCGAAGGTGCCGTGTACCCATGGGTCCGGTCGTCCGGGAACTGTGCGCCGGGATTGTGTGGCTGAGTCATTGTTCTTCTCCTTCTCTTGATGCATGAGCCTCGCCTTGAGGCTCACTGCAATAGATACCACCTTGTCAAGGGTCTCTCGCAATTCGACACCCTCTGTCTGACCTTGCGCGAGATACACGCACAAGTCCATAGCCTCGTCGTATGCATCCTTGATTGCGTTGCGCCCGTTGTGCGGCTGCAATGCGGTGCCATACTTCTTGAGGCCAAACTCTTTGCGTGCCTTCATGTCGGCAATGAAGGCTGCCTGGATATCCGAGTGTCCAGTTTGAGCTGCACCAAAGGTGCGCAGGTACATGCCAGCGATCACGATATCGTGACAGCTTATGTTGTCGTTGTGTACGGGGTCCGGCTCGGCATCGGGTGCCTGCAAGCCTTCACGGTCGTCACTCACGAGTCGGTCCCCTTATCGTAGCCTTCCTCGTAGCCTTCCTGCCGTCCCTCGGCAAAGCCTTCCGAGTTCGCCTCGTCGATCCAGTTCTCGATCTTCTTAGCCTTGTCCTCGATCTGCATGTCGGACTTGATCAGCTCGATGATGTTCGCCTGCGTGACTGCCATGTTAGTTGCTCTTTCCTACGGGGAGGGTTACCTTGACCATCTCGGGGCCGCGAATCCACAGCTCCGAGATGACTTCATCTTCGTTGTGCACGGTGATCACGGACATGCTCTCCATGTCCTTCGTGGTCAGGCGACCGTACTCTTCCTGCCACTTCTCTACGGCAAGTCGATTGCCTTCACGTGCTGCGAACTGGCGCTTGGTCTCGCCGTCCTTCAGGTCGTTGCTCGTCACGTTCTCGAGCTTGATCCGGACGCTCGAAGTTCTTGATTCGGCACCCAGGCTGAACCGCATGGGTGACGTAAGCGTTACTGTTGCGTGGTCTGGTTCCTTCTTCATTCTTTCCCCTAAGTATGTCCAGGTAACGTCCGAGGTGTATAGCATCTTCCAGTTTTATCCTTTGCCCGTGCCCGAAGTTGATCAGCGTCTTCGGTTTGAGCGAGTATCCGGTGACCTGGTGGATGCCCTTGGATATCGTCAGCCAGCTGAGTTGGCGCTCAGCTTTGACTGATATCATCCTGTCCCGCAGCGCATCTTCTATCGGGAACCTGTCGTCCGATTCCATCTTCACGGATTCGTCGTACATGAACTGTACCTTGAACTCGTTGGCTGAAACCTTCTTGATGTATGACCTGAATCCGTTGCGCCTCGCCCACCTTGCGGCAGATGTGCGGCACTGATTGTAGTTCGGCAGTCCAGTGTCCTTGACCCAGACCCGGACGACCGTGCCGTTCGTAGCGGCTATCTTGTGCCAGATTCTGGTGGACTTGCGTGCCTGCTTCGGTGGATCACCCAGGTGCATCTCTCACCTGCCGTCGCTCATGCTCGGTCTCCCGTGGATCGACCGGGATCGGAAGCCTTCTCAGGCCCGCCGGTCTTGTTGGTCGTCGCCGTCTCGCCAGTGTTGACGTTGGTCAGTCGTGGCGAATCGAAGGTGTACTCCTTGAGCGCGCCTTCGACCATGGTCTCGATCGTGACCCGCTCGCACCCGTGCTGGTAGAAGTGGATCGAAGTTGCCACCCCACGAATGCCGGTCTGCTTGTCGAGGTACCGCTCACCGAGAATGATATCGGTGTCGTAGTTGACCTTGCTCTTCTTCTTCAGTCCCATTTCAGTTCTCCTCCACGTACAGCACTGCAATGACTTCGGTGGTCGTGTGTGTGATCAGCCATGCCACCACATCCCACTCGATCTTCCCGTAACGATCGCCGTACTCCCTGACTGCACGCTTGCGCGCCATGTCCTCAGCCTCGATCCGAAGCTTGTTCAGGTCACCCTGAGGAAAGGACGGCAGCCTGACCGTGACCGTGACGATCGGGTTGTCCTTCATGAACTTCCGAAGCCAGTTCCGGGAGTTCATGCGGGCATCGACATGCCTGATCTTGGGTCCGCGTGCAGCCATTGAAGTATCCTTCTCATATGTGCCCGCCCCATCTACCGGGGAGGGCGAAGCGTGTGCCCGCGCAGCGTGGACGACGGGAGCAATCCGCCGTCGTCCACGCCTCGCCGGGTGGATGGTCTGTGGGTCAGGGCTGGTCCAGCCTGTTTACGTCGTGATCGTAGTACGTATTGTCTACGCCAAGTTGTTCCTGCGCCTTGTCGTGAGCTTCGTCGGGATCGTGGGCCTCGACAACGGCCCGCCTGTAATCACGGAAGTAGAAGATCACCTCGTACTGTGCCATATCAGAACACCTCTTCCGGGGGAAGCTTGTGGTCGAGGGGCTTCTGCTCCTCGTAGATCTTCTGGTACTGCTCGACCGGCTCGGTCGGGTAGTCTCCCAGGTCAGGGTTCGGCGCATAGATATCAGCAAGGCGAGACTGGAAGTCTGCCTCGAGTGCCGCCGCCTGTGCAGCTTCCCGTGCCGCCTGCTCGGCTCGGTAGTCTACATACTTGCCGTGAGCTTTGGTGACCACTGTATCGTGCAGCTCGGACAGCTTGCCGATGGTCAGTAGTACGCCGAGGATCACGACCGGGATTAACAGGAACGGGAAGAGCAGGCAGGCGAACCCGGTCAGTGTCACCGCGAACACAGCGCCCAGCATGCTGAGCAAGTTCTCACCGTCAGAGTTCGCAGCTACCCCGATGCTGTGACCCTTGCCTAAGGTATGCTCCCGTTGGAACTCCTCATTGTCCATGTGATGATATGTCATGGCATGTACACGCCCTTCATATCATTTACCCAATTGATGTGGGCAATGTTCCGCTTCTCGCAGTCCGGCCCGATGCCATACCAGATGGACCTTGCATCTGTGAGCTGCTTCCCGCAGTTGCCGCAGCATCCCTTCTCCGTGGCGAAGTCGAACGCTGCCTGGTACGGATTGGCTACGATCAAGCCGATCAGTTCCGACAACCGTTCTCCGGCAACCATGCGATTGTTCTGGAACACTAGCTCGCCCGACTTCTTGTAGATCAGGCGATTCGTTCGCACATCCCCGTGCTGTGTCTTGACAACCAGGTGGTCCTTGTAGGTGCCACGCTTCGGTCGAGTCACATGGAAGAACACGTACTGCTTCGGCCCGTCGGTCACGTCCGGTGTCACTGCATACCTACCATCCCGGATCAGGTTCACGATCTGGAAGGTGACGATTGCTTTCTTCGGGGAGTTCGGGTCCATGTCCGGCTGCTTCTTGAGGTAGGTGATGATGCGGGATGCATGCGCTCGAGACTCGGCAGGTTTCATCTGCCCCTTGTATCCCTTGCGCTTGATTAGGTCCTCGATGTACTGCAACTGTGCAGCAGTCGGCAGCAAGTCCGACATGGTTACCCGGCGTGATGCCTGGGCGACGTTACTTCTACCCGAACAGTTCCGAACACCGCTCGTGTCTTGATGGTATCCCTTGCAGTGATAGCAACGAATCGCCATTGTCTAACCTCCAACTGTGTTGCTGGGCAATGGTACTAGACTATATTAGCCTAGCGTCCCATGTCAAGTGGGTCATTAATGAGTGGGGACTTGGAGCGCAACCCCTGTGTATCCAACGCTCCAAGTCCCCACGATCAGGGTAGCCTCAGGCTACGGGAGGATACCGGCGATCTGGTACTGCGCCTTCTCGACAGCCTCTTCGACACTGGACGCCTTGACCGTGACCATGAGCGGCTGCTCGCGGTGCGTCTTGGTGTCGTGCGAGAAGTGCGTGTTCTCGATCTCACGGGGGGAGTGGTAGCCCGACGCGTGAGCTTCCCCGCGCTTCTGATCCTCCGTCTTGGTGATCGCCTGGTAGGTGCGCTGGACGCTGACGCTCACCTCGTAGGAATCTTCCACCACGTCACCGACCTGGGGAACGGTGCCCAGTACGACTGCCGGTCGAACGTCCGACTTCTTGTCGGTCGATGCACCGTTGGAAGATGCTGCTGCACGTGCCATGTCTTATTCTCCTGTGGGTCTGGTACTAGTGTGAGTGTTTAGAGAAGCCGGGTGCATTGCGCATCGAGGCGTTTCTATGCACCCGGCTTCTCGTTGAAGGGCCACCTGATCCGGTCGATAGCCTGACGTTTAGTCCCGTCAGGTTTGCACCGAATGCTGCGCTGCCCTTGCGCGTTGTGAGGGAATCGAACCCTCAGTGAAGCCTACGTGTTCTTCACTGTAGCAGACAACCCTGGCGCCCAATGATCTTGCGATCGAAGGGAGTTACTATCCCAGTCCTTGTCACCAGCTACACAACGCTGCCCCGTGGTCTGACTCACACAGAAGATGTTCGACCTGCCTCAACACAGGTGTTGCATCTAACGTGTTCGACAAGAGTCTGACCTTGGAGCCGGGTGAGGTGAGCAGCCGCCAGAACTATTCACCTCACCCGGAGTCTTGCTAGGCCTTGTACGCGCCCTTGATACCCTGCGCGTTCTCGCCCGGCTGGATGCCCTCAACGGTGCAGTTGGTCGGGTTGCCCTTGCTGTCCTTGGGGAACAGGCGAGCCGAGATTGCACCAGCCGACGGGCTGTCCTCGCCGTACTCCTCCGACTTGGTGTTCTTGATCTCGCTCACCGTGAGGAAGGTGCCCGACTCGAGACCGTTGAACGCGTTCAGGATGTGCGCCGCCACGTCACGCCGGGTGCCCTGGAAGGGCTGCCCTGCCGGACGACCCGGCTTGCGCGGACCCTTGCCTGTCGCGATCTTGACCGCGTGCTTGACCACGATCGAGACCTCAGGCTCGTCGCCGCGAGTCTCCGGGTCAGCCTGCGACCAGTCCAGGTACGCCTTGGCAGCGTCGATGGTGTCGTCGTCGCTGATCTCGGAAGCCCAGTCGCCCAGTCCCTCGGGAACCAGGGGACCTTCCGCCAGGTCCACCGCGAGACGGAGAGCCTGGACGCGATCGGCGAAGACCTTCTCCTGGCTGACGGTCGGCTTGGCAGCGCCGCCACCCGAAGATGCACGCGGCGTGGTCTCGAGAACCGCACCGTTAATCAGGTTCCAGGCAACAGCCTGGGTGATCGGAGTGTCCGTCTCGGGAGAGAGCGCGTCCTTCATCTGGTCAGCGATGAAGTTCTTCGCCTTGTTCTTGAACTTGGCGCCGCCCTCGATATCACGGTACGCCTCCTTGACCGGCTGAAGCTGCGCCGGAGCGAGCGAACCCGTCTCGTGGTCAGCGTCGGCAGCGACAGTCTTGGCGACGTTCTGGAACTCTTCGACGAGAGCTTCCAGGCGCTCCTGCTCGGCAGCCTGCTCGGCCTGCTCCTGCTCGGTCAGCTCGACTTCGGCAGCTTCGGGAGCGTCGATGGTTGCAGTGTTCTCAGACATTTCGTTCTCCTTGTGGGTCATTGTGCTGGGGCCGCATCCCCGGTTTGTTTGATGCCTCCACTGTATCAGAACTGTGTGAGGTGTCAACACGATTCGTGGGAAAATGTGATCGGGTTTCCCCGACCGCTCACCCCGCCTGGTTGACGGGATGAGCGATCGTAGAACACCGCTCAGACTGGTCGGGTTATGAACCGGGCAAACAACCCGGCGACCAGGCAGAACAAGCCTGCCGCGATACTCTGCGAAGAGTTCACGATGCCTAAGTCTGGCACCATTAACACTCCACCTACGCCCAGCAAGAATGCCAGGCTGAACGCTACTACCATGAACACTCGGGCAAGGCGTACTACCATCGGCTGCGCTTCCGGTATGCCGGATTGTGCATGCGCTCTACCATTTCGAGATGCTCTCGCCATGCCTTGCTGTCCTGCTCATTCCAGAATGTATTCCAGGCGCACACTGCCGAGACTATTCCGGCGAAGATTGGCAGGAAGCCTATGGCAAATCCCATGATGACAAGCCACGCGCCTACGCCGATCCCGACCGCTGCGCCTACTGCGCACAGTGTCGTGATGACTTTGTATATCATCACTCACCCCGCATCAAGATGTTCAGCTCATGCTTGAACTCGTGGACGTAGGTGTCTCGGATGCTGGTGATCCGAGTTGCGTACACCTCAGGCATGATGCCCCAGCTCAGCAAGATGGGTTCCATGCCCCAGTCACTCGAGTCGAAGGCGCTGAGGTGCCCATCGCACAGCCCGTCGAAGCCCTTGTTCTCGGCTTCCCATAGGTCGTGGGCATTCATCCACGCCAGGTTCTTCAGGAACCTGTCGAGGTCACCGTCGAGCACGGACTTCTCGCCCTTGCTGATGACTGTCTGAGCTGCACGCATGATGTTCATACGTACCGGCTGAACGTGTGACATTAGAATGGCCGCCTTCCTAGATGAATCCAGCTGACTTCTACCCTGCTGGTGTTGGTTGCACGGGTGCAGGGCTGCCCTGCCTTTGCGTTGCAGATGGGGCAGTCACGCTCAGCGCGCGCCTTCCGATCTATTTCTTCCCAGCTTGGCATGCTACTCCCCTGCCTCTAGTTCGATTCGGTAAGTCAGGCCGCTACTCTCGAAGGTCACGACACCATCTGCCTCGAACGTCATAGGGGTCTCGGTCCGAAGTCCCTTGGTCTCCACCATGGCGAGGGCAACCTTCATGGCCCACTCGGTGAACTCCCCAAGGTTCTCGAAGTCTTGCTCACCTACCCGTATGTTCTCGACATACGTTATTGCCTTAACCTTCATGTCTAGCCTCACTCTCTGGTGGTCGTGCCGCCATGCTGGTTGCACGGGGACTTCATGCTGCCGTACTTGTTAGAGAATCCGCCATACTCAGGTGCGTAATACTGAATCTCTACCACGCACCCGCATTCAAGTTTGACGTCATCTTCCCAGTCGTCGGACATTTGTTCCCGTCCTTTGCTCTGGTACTAGTCTATCATAAGGCATTCAGAATGCCAACCCTATCCCCGGATATACCGGGGATAAGATTCGAACTCTGACTGCTAGCGTCGGGTGTAGATGCGCTGAGTTGCGCGACGCTGGTTCTTCCGAGCACGGGCTACCTTCCACGCTTGGTCCAGCGTGGCCCCCTCGGTGCAGTAGATGACGATGAACTCGCTCTCGTCCACCTGAGACCGGCGCTCGCCCTGCTGCTGTAGGTACTCGACCGCCCGGTTACCGGCCTTCGTGCCGATGAACTTGTCAGATGCCTTCTCGATTGCGACAGACATATCTTGCCTCCTATTCTGGGATGCGACCGACCAGGCAGTATGCCCACCCGATTACGTCGCCGTTGCTCGGGTCGATGATAGACCAAGACTCGCCGGTATGATCCGTGCCGCCATGGACGGTACGGTACCCGTCGAAGTCCTCACGCAGCATGGTCATGAGGCAGCGGCGCGCGCTGCTGTAGTGCTGGAAGTTGCTCTCGAAGTTGTTCCATCGCCGAAGGTTGGCCGGTGCATGTGCCTCGACAAAGATCGAGTAGACTGCTGGCTTCTGATTCGGGAACTCATGCCGCCCGACCCTGAAGGTTTCGGCGCTGTCCGCCTCGGCACCTTCAATGGGAACGCTGACTCTTGTTGCCATGCTACACCCCACTCACAGAGTAGTTCACGTTGGTACGGACAACCTTGATGCGACCACGAACCGGGCTGTCGTAGTAGTACGACTCACTGCCCATGGAGATGCGCTTGACCCTGGCATCGGGATGCTGCGCTCTCGCGAGACGCCTTGCCTCGGCAGCCATGCGGGTAGACCGACTGCGCATCTGGTAGCCGTCGTACTCGATAGCCTCGACGCGAATAGTCTTGTACTTCTTGTCGTACTCACCCTGCAAGATCGAGTCCACGTGATTCCCCGGTACTACCGGGTTGTCAGCTTCTGTTTCGATTCGCTGTACGGATAACATCTTGCCTCACTCTCGGTGGATTGTTCTAAGTCTAGCCTGACACTCTGAGAATGTCAACACGTTTCACGGGCTGCCCGTGAAACATGCAAACGCGCTCAGACTTCCCGGTAGATGTGGCACTCACCCTCGAGGAAGTAGTCCCCGTTCTGGTGGAACACGTGAATGAGTCCCTGCTTCATGCCGACACGCTGCCCGGTGTTCGCGTACAGAATGGCATTCATTCTGTGCGAAGTCGTACGGGTATTGTGCCCGCGACTGTTGAGGATCACCTTGCCCGGCTGAACATAGGCAATGGTGCTGCTGTGGTGACGGATCGCCACGATGGACGACGGACTTCCTGGATCACGACGCGCCCAGGTCTGGTACGCAATCTTCTTCCAGTCCTCACCTGTTTTCTCGGTGAGCTTCAGCAGATTCTCGTGAGTCATGCTGGGGAGCTTCAAGTTCGTCATGTCTAGCCTCACTCTCGGTGGTCTGGTACAAGTCTAGCCTGACATTCTGAGAATGTCAACACGTTTCACGGGCTGCCCCGTGAAACATGCAAACGCGCTCAGATACTTGGGCGAGGCGTATGGTCGCTGGCGCTCACTGCCAGTCGAGCAGCCATGCTGGCACCGATCTGGACAGTTTCTTCCAGCGTCGCGTGCCGAATGTAGATCACCGGGTGGTGCTGCTCGTCCTCGGGTCCGGCGTACGGACGCCGGACGACGTACTTGACCTCAGTTGCCCCGGCGTAGTTCACCTCGTCGTACTCGAGGGTTCCGCCCTGGAAGTTCGCGAACCGATCCACGTACTCCTTGACGAAGTGCCAGTCTCCCGTCACACGGTCGATATGGCTGCCGTTGTGATACACGTTCACGACGTAGTGTTCTTCCAGCGTCGCGATTCCCGCGTAGCTGCCCGTGTAAGTCGGTTTGATGATCATGTCTAGCCTCACTCTCGGTGGATTGATCTAAGTCTAGCTGATATTCCCTAGAATATCAACCCGAATGCTGTGACATTTCTGGCACAGCACCAGGCAAACACGCTAGGGATTCTGGGTCAGGCGATACCTGTACTTGGCTGGGGTAGTGCTGTCCTCGGACTCGTACACGTCCCAGTGAGTGAACGCCGGGTAGAAAGTGCAGCCCTGTTCTGTGTGCCGGGTGAGGGCGCGCAGAATCTCGAACTGAGCTTCCTTGCGAGACCCACCGAAGATGGTCTCAACCTGGAAGTCCGGGTCGTCTGCATAGTCCGGGTCCATGCGCTCGGACTTCTCCACGAACCACAGGTCTGCCGAATCTTCCTCGGACAGTAGTTCGATGGATGCCGTGGCGACAGGCTCGCCGTTCCGGTCAAGTATCACGTACTCCACGAACGAATCTGTTTCCAGAGTCGGACGCGCAGTGTCGCCGGACACTCTGCATTTTTTCGACAGTGCCAGTCGTGCCTGTCGAAAGTTCTCCCGGTACAGCTCTGCCAGCGGCATGCTGTCTGGGGACAGATCGTTGATGGTGACTTTCCAAGCCCTCATGTCTAGCCTCACTCTCGGTGGTCTGGTACAAGTCTAACCTGACATTCTGAGAATGTCAACACGTTTCACGGGCTGCCCGTGAAACATGCAAACGCGCTCAGGCTATTTGGGTACAGAACCAGTCGAACATTTCCGGCGTAGGTTCGCCGGGAAAGTGTGCCGCATATTCCCAGGCACCGTCTGACAGTGAACCGCTGGCATCTGGTTTCGTGTGTCCCCAGACCTCGAGGAAGTAATGCGGGCTGCTGCCGAACACCAGTCCTCGCGATATGCGAACACTGAACGAGTCGCAACGGAAAACGATCTTCCCATCCTCGAGTGAATGCCAGTCCTGGATATCCAGCGACACTTCCATTTCGTCAGTGTTCATCTGGTCCAGCAGGAATCCCACATTGTTCGCCCGGAACTCGAGAAAGAACTTCTCGGTGAAGTCCTCCCAAATTACGTTGTCGCGCCGGGATACTGCCGGGTTCTGGAATGTGACGGTTATGCCGTCTGCCGTATATGGCATTTCTAGCCTCATTTCTCGACGGAAATGGCACTCTCATTCTGAGAATGTCAACCCGTGCCCAGAATGCTGCCATTCTGGACCAGGCAAACGCGCTCAGTCCTCGGTGTTGACCTCGATAGGCTGCCAGTCGTGGTCAGCCGGGTTGCTCAGGATGAATGCGGAAAGTCCACCCGCATATTCCCGATCCACCAGTCGCAGAATCTGCGCCTGGTTGAGTCCCTGAATCTGCTCGCATTCCTCGTAAGTGCAGCAGTCCAGGCACCAGCCGACCATTTCGTCCAGCTGGTTAGGGAAGTACTCGATAATTTGGGCGTAGCTGCCCGGATTCCAGCACTCGACCAGTCCTGTGACCCGAATGGGTTTCACGGCAGCCAAGCGGAGCACATTCTGATTCTTGAATGGCATTTCTAGCCTCACTCTCGGTGGATATTGCAAGTCTAGCCTGACATTGCTGAGAATGTCAACCCAAATGCTGTGTCATTTCTGGCACAGCACCAGGCAAACGCGCTCAGCTACCCGGCATCGGCCACGGCACACCATTCTTATAGGCGTCCGTGCAGATTCCTCCGGTGTAGTCATTGAGCCAGAACGTCATGTCCAGGCTCTGGAAATACTTGGGGTAGCACACTGTCGTGTCGATAGGCTCGCCACAGATGCCATTCCCCATGGTTTCGCAGTCCCACAGGTCAGAATCTTCCTCGATTCTGCCGATCGGCGCCTCGTAGGTTGTGGTAGCGGCAAGTTCTGCGCCCTCGAACCCTCGAGTGTCCAGCTGGTCTGCGACGAACAGACTCCCGGCGATAGATGCGCCGATGCCTATTGCTGCCACGTATCCGGCAAGTTTCATTTCTAGCCTCATTTCTCTGTGGAAATGGCACTCTCATTCTGAGAATGTCAACCCGTGCCCAGAATGCTGCCATTCTGGACCAGGCAAACGCGCTCAGACTGCGCAAATTTCGAACATGATGGATCGGTCCAACTTGGACATTTTGAACCGGGTGTTGCCGTGCGGGACTGTGACCGTGGTCAGATTCCACCCCAGAGCAGTCAAGTTCTGGACGGTCTCGGTCAGTCGCATCTGAGCGACGTGACGAGTTCCCTCGTAGACAATCTTGTCCGTGAAACCGTCCGGCGTCCGGTCGATTCTGACCAGCTGGGCACGGTAGCTCTCAGCGTTGAGATAATGGTTCTCGAGCCGACGCGAGGCGTCTGCTACTGCGTCCAGCAGGTTGTTGAACGTTTTGTTGGCGACCTTGCCGTCGATAGCGATATGCCAACGGCAGGACTTCTCGTAGAACTGAATCAGCCCGTCGATTGTCTCGTACGTTCCGTCAGTCCCGCGAACCAGGTCACAGGTGCCGATCTGGAATTGATGACGCATTTCTAGCCTCACATTCTGTGATGTGGAAACAGACAGTGGATACTGTCAACCCGTGGGCAGAATGATTGCTCATTCTGCCCCAGGCAAACTATACCCGACCGTTCTGGCGGTCGAACTCTCGCATAATGCGAGCCTGTTCCTCGAGCATTGCCGCGATTACTTCCGACCGGCGACGTTCGATCCGATCCTGCTCGCGCAGAATGCGGGTCTGTTCCTCGCGAATTTCTGCCTCGAGGTTTTTGTTGTACCCGTTGCGCCCATCGAAACCGGACTTCTGGCGCTCGGTTACCGTGCGTCCCACACCCGAACTAATTTTCGGGTCGCGGGCATTTTTGCGGGCTGCGAGTCCGAACTGGCGAGTACGAATACGCGCACTATCGGGGAGAGACAGCCTGGCCGTCGGGTCGATGACGCGACGCCGCTCCTGGAAAAAGTCGTCCAGCATTTCTAGCCTCATTTCTCGAGATGAAATGGAATGATCTAACTCTAACACACCGCCTAGGCGGAATGTCAACTCATTACCTAGAACGGAATCTAGGTAATCAGGTGACACTACGGATCGGCCCGTAATGATGGGCCATTCCCGTTGTGTCGAGAGACCGGAAACGGTTTCCCGTTTTGGCGAAACCGTTTCCGGTCTCTCTCGCTACTCTGTGACTCAACCGGTGCTCTCGTAGCAGACATGAGCGCCCTAGCTGACCGGGCATGTCGTTTACCGGAGAAATGCAGTCACATTTCACGTCGCGCTCCCACGGGATCTACTAGCGTGATTATCCGACCTAGCCTCTACAGATCCACCATAGAGTTTCAGTCGGCGCACTACTAGCGCACCAGAACCAGGGTAAACGCTAACCTATTTTCTGACTCGCAACGGAGACCCCAGGCTATGGTGTCGCATTTTCCGTTGCGTTTCGTTGCTGTGGTCCACACTACCACGGTTGCCCGCGAAATGTGAACTCATTTTCGGGTAAACCCACGTCCTAGAATCTAGTCCGTTTCGGGTTACCCGGTCTCACTCGAGAATGTGAACCCGTTTCCGGGTCACTGTCTCGAGTGAGACGTTACGGAATGTGTTCTCGAGGTGCTCTCGTAGCAGGGTTTAGCGTCCTAGCTGCCCGGACAACCCGTTTACCTCGAAATGCGAACACATTTCGCCCGTGCGAACCATGGGATCTACCGACGTTTCGCTCTAGTACTAGTCTCAACCGATCCACAGTTGAGCCGTTCGTAGAGTGCACTATCGGCGCACCAGAACCAGGCACAAACACTAGCCAATTTACTGCCACAATCGGCGTCCAGGCTGGGACACGCGGCCGATTGCGTTTCGATCTGAGACGACCCTACCACGGTTGCCCGTGGGAATGTCAACTCATTCGCGGTTCACTGGTCAGTCGGTCCGACGGTTGCCTCGCTGCCACGAATGGCAGGACATTCCGACCTCGTACACGTGGAACGTGTAGTCGTGGGTCAGGGGAGCGACTAGAGGCCCGTACGGGCCTACCCACGAGGGGAGCGTCGGAACGGTTTCCCATTCCGGCGTCTGTCGTCTGACTGTTGTCGGCACCCATGGCTACGTGCGAACACGTACCCATTTCGGGTGACTGACCAGAACCGCTATTGAGATGTCATAGGTCCGAAATGCGATTCGCATTTCGTCGGCGACTGTTCCCGCCTCGCTCGGTACTGCGTTGAGCGTGGCACCAGTCTAAACACATTTTCCGACAGATGCAAAACTCGCAGGTCAGGGCCCTGTTTTGGCGCGAAATGACACGTCATTTTGGGCCAAAAAACGATCGTTGCAGGCGGTTTTCGTCTAGGCGTCGCAAACCTGTGACCAGGGACTTTCGATTAGAAACATTGCGAGTGTGTGAGGGTGTGACGTGTGACGAAACAGAATCGACTTGTTTTCGCAGGTCAGGGGGCGAAAAAGCCCTACTCATTAGCGGGGCGAACGAGGTCGTTTGTGCTGGTAGACGCGTTTTTGAGACGTCATTTCGTCACACGGGACCGGTTGACTCGCGAACGGGTCGGTAACATCCCACAAAATGCCACGTCATTTAGGTTTTTCGATTCGAAAATGCGACGTCATTACGTTCGAACGTGTGACCGATAATCGCGGTTATCGGCCACGGGCAGACCAGCGGAAACCCGTCGTGACCAGGCATTTTCGATTAGGAATAGGACAAATGGGACGAACATTTGTTCGAGGGGGTCACACACACATCGCGCCCTTACCCCTCGCCGCGCGCAGAAAATTTCGTAGAAAAAGATAAGTACTGCTCTTAGGCGCTGACGATCCCGCGATCAGCAGATCACGCGATCCTACGATCCGCAGATCAACCGATCCTAAGATCAAACGATCCTCACGATCCGTAGATCACCAGATCACTCCCGCGTGAATCCCCCATGACCTTATGAGACGTCAGCCATGCCTCCGGCAAAACCATCTACTAAGTATCCAATAATTACAAGAACTAGTGAGGGTAACCTAACTAAATCTAATAACCCCTAAATAACCCCTAAATAATACCTATATATATCTATATATATACTACGTATATATGCAGGTCAGAGTATGTTTTCACCCCCCGTGCCGCTGATTAGTTTCAGGGACGCTCGATCGGCGACACCTTGTAACCCTCGGGGACTTCCCCCGCATGGCCGCCGACCCAAGTACTGGGCCCCCCTAAGGGGGGGTCTGAGGGGGTCTCTTCGTCATGCCCTAAATCCTAAATACCTAAATACCCCAAAACCATGTCTGACCTGCGAAGATGGCCCGATTTATTAGGTTGAACAAATACGGTATTTAGGGCACAGGATCGGGCGTGCCCTAAATCTGCCCTAAACCCTTGTAACCCAAAGCAAGTAAAACCCCGGCCACCTAGAGGAAGGTGACCGGGGTTTTAAGTCTAGAGGGGAGGCTGAGACTTACGAATCCGCAAGTCGCAGCGCGTAGGCGGTTTTGCCGTTCTGCGCGGTGACAGGCATCATGATGAACTTGCCTTCAAGTAGCGCATCGAGGAGAACGCCTGCCTTGATTTCCAGATCGGACTTGGCCGACGAGGGTGCGGTGTCGGGTTTCGGGGTGGGCTTGGGTGCGATGAACTGGACGGCGAAGTTAGACTTCTCTAGCGCGCTAGTGAAGTCAGAGAACGTGGGGTAGTGGATGATCGAACTACCTTGGATGCTAAGATCTACATGACCATTTACGAAGTCCATGCAACCCTCGCCTTGCAGTTCCCCATTAAGGGTGACGATGAACTCCTGAATGCTATTGCCTTTCACAGTGTGTACTCCTTGTCTTCGTCGGGTGCATAGAAGTGGATCGAATGGTTAGGCATAGTGAGGCTTGACATTATCCAGTCAATAAGTTCCTCGTCCAAAGAGATTCCGCGGGTCGGGAAGTCGATAGAGCGGAAGCTGACCATTCGGCGATCCCTTGATGGATCGGTGTCAGGGTCATTGTCAAAGAAGAACTCACCCTCTTCGATGATGATTCCGTGCGGGCCCTTGATGCAGTAGTGCGGACCAGGGCCTAACTTGTCGAACATGTCGGGAGACATTTCCAAATCGGGATATTCGATGATCACGAACTTCTCCTCTGCTTCTTGAGTATGTACTGACGATCGGCGTGATGCTTGGTCACGCGCTCTTGGATTGTCGTCTCCACCTTCTGGTCAAGGTAGGAGCGCTTGGAGCTGCGCTCTCGACGCCAGCGAGTGGTGGTGGCGACGTACCGGCACATCGGCCCACGGCACCCCTTGTTATAGCAAGACGGGGTACCGTGGGTGCGACCCTCGAAAGCCGGGTCGTTAAGTTCCTGGTCGCATTCCAGGTTGGTAATCTGCATCTTCATCTGGAGAAGGTTCATGCTGGGATGTATGCCCTTCCCTTGATGGGTGCACCACGACCACCGTTGTGTGGAGGATTCTCCATGGTATTGATCTGACCAAGCTTGACAAGGTTGTCCAGGTGGCCGAGCAGTTCCTTCGAGTCGATACCCTTTCTCTTGAAGTGCTTCGCAACAGTGCCGACTCCGGTCCACTTCTTGCCGGAGTCGAACCGCTCCTGAAGGAACTTAAGGATCATTTCTTCCTCGGCAGAGGTGAGCGACTGCGTAACAGTCTTGTCAATACTCATGTATGATTCCAGCAGGAAGTCGTACATGCCACAGGCTCGCTCAGCCGACTCGATCGAGACAACCTCTTCCATTGCGTTGATCGCGAACAGAAGGACGAGCTTCTTGATCACGAACGTGATACGCTTGATCGAACCGGGAGCCTCGGGGCGTGACCACTGAACCAGGTGCTCCTCGTGGAAATCCTCGAAGTACGCCCTAGCGTCGTCACCCCACTCGATCTGAAGTCCATCATCCCCATGTGACTTCGACCACTCGTGAATATCCTTGAGCATGTCGGCAGGCTCCGACATGTCAATGCGAGTGGTGGAGATAGCTGGCGGCTTCTTGTAAGTGCCATTGACGAAGATGAAGCGGTTCAGGAAGCCTGACGCGGCATCGTCGCCATTGAGAAGCTTCTTGAGCATGTCAGGCTGGGTGCCGGTTGAGACGCAGCAGAACGGTCGCAGGGCTACATCCTTGCCACCAGTCTTGGACATGTTCGAGACTGCCTCGTTGCCGTCATAGAGTTCCTGCAAGGTCTCCTTGAGGGTGGACCCAAGCCTCTTGGACCTGCCAGCAATGTCTGACATTTCCTCGTAGCTTACGAAACCCTTAACGTCACCCGCAGAAATGGCAGGGCCATTCTTGTTCGGACGATGCTCACCCTTAAACTCGGAGACAAGAACCTCGCCGGATGCGGCTCTGGGGAATACGTACACCCCATCCTTCGTGGCGTGGGTCTCGTCGTAGGGGAGCGCGAGCCGAAGCGTGGAGTCCAAAGCTCGCTTCGCCTTGGACTTTCCCGATCCGGTAGCACCGACCGCGCAGATGTACAGGTTCGAGTAGTAAGGATACTCTTCTTCCATGTACACGTTGCGACCGACTGCGAGGCCGAGCGCCTGCAATGCATGCCAGAAGTGAAACTCCTCGGGCGCAGTGTCCTTGCTGGCCTCACTCATGTAGCTGTCGAGAAAGGTTCCAGTGGCTACGAACTCTTCCCAGTTGAGTCGAGGGAACAGGTTGTCGATGCCGGTGGAGTCATCTTCATCTTCAACCTCCATTCCAGTCTCGATATCAACAACGGGAGCCTTCGCCTGCTCCTCAAGCTCCTTGGCACGCGTGGCGCGCTCCTCGGGTGAGTAGCCGACAAGGTACCCATTCTCATTCTCGAACGACCAACCGTACGACTTGCCAATCTCGCGGCGAAGATCATGGAAGGACTGAGGGTTCGTCTGATAGTCGGGAATGTTGAAGTGGTACGATGCGATGGTCCAGATATCGCCACCCTTGCCGCACGCCATGCAGTGCCACAACTTCTCGATCCGGTTGTACCAGGCTGACGGGTTGTTATCCACGTGACCAGGGATAGGACAAGAGATCATAATGCTCTCGTCCTTGAAGCCCTCAGGTTCACGCTTCTTGCCGACCCACTTGTCGTATGCCTCAGCGAAGGAGATGCGGTCGATCAGGTCATCGAGAGCCTTATCCGACTTGGCGATGTGTTCCGGAAGAACATCCTTGTCAACATCGGTGGGGATTGCCTCAGACATGTCCGGCATGGCTGCCGAAGGCTGAGGCTTGGGGCTGCTATTGCCCTTCTTGGCTTCCATCCGCTCCTTGGCTTCATGAGCCTCCTTGAGCCTGGATAGAAATTTGCTATTGTCTGTCAAGTCTACTCCCCGCCAAGCTTGGCGATGTGATCAGACAGGCACTCGGAGATTGCGTTCAGAATGACAGTGGTCTCATTCTCGTGACCAAGGTTCTGACGCGCCTGCTGAAGAATCCCATTGATCTTATCCTCGGCAGCATGCGCCCAGTACCGAGGATTCTTGGCGTGGATAGTCTGAGCCGACTGACGCTTCTTCGGCTTCTTCTTTGCGGTGGCAGGTTCGGTGTGCATGACCAGGACAGGACCCTCTGGGGTATTGATGCGCTGGGCACCATTCGCCTTCATGAAGTCCTGAAGTTCCTGCATCTTGTCCGGGTCTGGTCCACCGTCAGCCGTAACGATAGACCCACTCTTATCGCGCACATGCACCTGACCGGAACCTTGCTGGCGCATCTGGTCGAGCAAGTGCTCCTGAGTCTTGGTCAGCTCAGTGGCACCAGCATGGTAGACGCCGGTCATGCCGGTAAGGTCAGTGACCGTACCGTTGTTCTCGATGTGCACCGACTGAGGCAGGGCCTTGGTGGTGAGTACCTCATCGGCGAGCGTCCTGGTTTCCATGTAAAGCTGCTCAAGCTCAACGGAAAGTGGCGGCATGTTGCGAGCGACGGGAGGATTGGTGAACTCTATATCTTCCAGCCTGGATGCCTTATCCCAAGCGTAGTACCCGTTAACCCTGCCGAGACTCTTGAAGGTAACGTCACCACTCGGCAGAGTAATGAAGTACTTGTCACTCTTCTTCAGTTCAGCGGGGTAGTGTCGGTACGCCATGATCATCACGTCAAGTCCGACTGCACGCATCGAGGTTCCACGTCCAGCCTGGTACTGCTGAAGTGCGAGCACTGTGCTCTGGTGCTCGATCCTCAAGATTCTCTGGTACGCATTAACAAGACTCTCTGCCCAGGACTTGAACATCGACTCCCACGCGTCTGCGGGAAAGGTCACATGCAGATTGGTGGAGTGCTCAATGAGCGTAAGCTTCTCCGGATTGAAAGGATCGCGCCGGACCTCGGTCGAACGAAAGTGGGTGTAGGTGTCGCTCACTTGCTCTCCTCATTCTTGATCGCGGCTGCGATACGTTCTGCCTCGATCAAGTCGAGTCCGGTGTTTGTTCCCATGTTGCGCACTTCTTCAACCTTCTCCGCGCTAGGCGGAATGATAATCTCAGGCGTGTCCATCTCAGTCCTTCCAGGGTGACTTGCCGTTGAGCAGAGCCACGGGATCAGGGTGCGGAGCCAGTACCGTGTGTGGTGCGGTCTGGTCCAAAAAGAAACAAGGGTCTTTCGGGTTTTTCTGATTTACCCCGAGCGGGAGTCTCATGAGATTCCCGTAGGACTTGCCTTCCATCGAATCCTGTTTGGGATACACCTCGATGGAGAGATTCGAGAACCCAGTCACCGGGTCCTCATTGTCGAACTTGTAGTGCCCATCGCCGGGAACAAACTCCCCGTCCATCTTCTTTCCAAGCTCTGCCATGACAAGCAGGGCACCGGCACGAGCGTCCTGGGACTTGATCGTGCCGGTGAACCCATAGACGTGTACGCCTTTGTTGCCAGAGTAGGCGCAAGCTACTTGCAGACCAAGCTCCTTGGCGATTGTACTTGATAGCAGCTCAGCCATAGTACGAAGCTGCAACTTGTACCATGCTCGTCCAGGATTTCGTCGAACCAGCCAGTCGGCTCTTGGGGCTGATTCGTGGACTTTGGTTTGATTGACAAACCAGTCATCGAGTTCAGCTTGTCCATCGAGACCTTCGGGAACAGAACATAGGTCAGGCCGCTCAACCCAAGTTCCAGTTTTCTCGAGATCAATGTCGAATGCAAAGAGCTTGACATTGGAATCCTGATCGCAGAGATAGTGCCCGTAAGTTTTGGTGCCCGCGAGGTGCTCACGAAAATCACCCATCTTCCAAGGTAGCGGAGTTCGATCCAGTCTCGGATCTTTTACCACCGGACGATAGCTACCACCCGAGTCTTGGACGGCCTTTGCGTCACGGCGCTGCACGAATTTGGTAGGGAGAAGTCGTGCAAGATCAAGCTCCAACTCGGGTACCTCCTTGGGG